CGTCGACCGCCCCGCGGGCAATGGCTGATCGTAGCCGCGCAGGTCCAGCGCCCCGTCGACCGTCGTCAGCCCCGCGGGCAATGGATGATCGTAGCCGCCCAGGTCCAGCGACCCGTCGACCGTCGTCAGCCCCGCGGGCAATGGATGACCGTAGCCGCGCAGGTCCAGCCCCCCGCCGACCGTCGTCAGCCCCGCGGGCAATGGATGATCGTAGCCGCCCAGGTGCAGCGACCCGCACCACTTGCCCGAGCTCAATGTGACCATGAGTTCGAGCGCAGATTCCACCGCCACGATGCACGCCCGCTCTACCGCTATCTTGTTTCCATCAATGCTTTTAGTGCGCCCTTCATAGACGCAGAGGGCGAAGCGCGTACCTCGGTGCGCATAGCCGTGGTACCCATCGCCAGGAGCCTGGCCGAAAAACCCGCCGCCCTCGCATGTCCGCTCATCGGTCCACCGCGGACACGTCACCCAGACGCCCGGCCCTGGCCACACAAACCCGCCGTAGGATACGCCGTCGTTATCGGTGCGGAGCATCCAACGACCATCCGCGATGGCCGATGCGATATCGGGGCGGGACAGGAGGCCGCTCATCGGTCGCCTTCCGGGTCCGGGAACACCATGCACCCCATCTCGTAGACCCAGGGAGCGCCGGGGCACTCCTCACGGTGGAGTGCTTCGATCTCCGCCCGATGGACGCTGTACACATTATCGTAGTGTCCCCGGCGTCGGTCCAGTTGCCCTGCACGTGCTCCGCGTAGGCGCACGCGATCAGTCTCAGATGCGGCTCCGGGATCATCTCGGGCCGCAGTACGAGCCTCAGCCGATCCTCGTGGGGGATCTCCTCGCAGCGCAGGATATCCAGAGCATTCCATCTCCGCATTCCATCTCCGATCCCCGGCAATCGCCTCGATCCGCTCCGGAGTCCAGTCTTTGCACGGCTCCCACGAGAGCACGTCGGCCGCGGTCACGGTGGGGAGAGTCACCATGACTCGATCTCCCTGCGGAGTAGCTCACGGAGCTGCCGGAGACTCCCGCCGTCCGATGCGAATTCCCCGGGGGGCGTGTCCAGAGCGTTCCGAAGCTGTCGCGCCAGGAGGTCGATGTCCTCGCGGCCCTCGTAGTCATGCGCCAGCACATCCGCGTGCCGTCGCAGCTCCGAGTACATGCCCGCCGTCAGGTAGTGGTACGCCAGCCGCGTCCGGACACGCCGCGACTCCGCGGATGCCGTCCACTCCACCAGATCCCCGGGAGAACCAGAGTCCGGCGGCACCGAAGCCATACCCAGCACACCGACCTCGACCGGCTGCTCCGGTACCGCTTCGCGCTCCTGGCACCCCACCTGCGAGCCCACAAACATCGCGGCCACCAACATCAGGACCGCGGGAAAGTTCAATCCTTCACGCATCGCTCAAATGCCTCCTGGATCTGCTCCGTCAGGAGCGGGTGGCGGACCTTGATCGCGTCTCTTTGCCTGGCCCTGACCTTGACTCCGAGCTTCCCCGCCAGCTCGTGGCACCTGCGGCCGAGCATGATGAGGTTGTCCGGCGTGTCCCGCCGGAAACCCCCGCCTCGCCCCCGGGGCTTGATGTGATTCAGCTCGAGGTGGCCACACCCACCGGCGCAACCGGGCCATTCGCACCCGAGACCCCACTCCCTCCAGATCTCGTGCAGCGCCCGCATGAACCCGGGGGCGACGGTGCGGCCCTCCTTGGGGAAGGTCTGATGGCTCATTTCTCACCCTCCATCAGATCCCCGAACGGATGCACCGCACACTCCTCCGGGCTTACACCGAGGTCCTCCAGGATCCGTCTGGCGCGCCGGCGAAGCACCTCCCGGTTCCGCATCCGCCGCCCGAACCGTGACAAGCCCTGCGCCACCCCCTGCTCAGTCAGGCCGAAGTTCTCGCCAAGCAGCGTGTACCCGTCGTTCCTCATCCCGCGAGCCAGGTACATCGCCATGTACCGCGCCTCGACCGGCAAGCGCCGCCGACCCGGAGCCAACAGGTTCTTTGGGGTGATCCCGTACTCCCGGGCCGTCGCCAGGCAGATTTCAGACAGAGGTTTCACGTGGAACACTCTTGTTGGTTTGCACAACATCCGCGGACACGAAGCCGGGGGTCCCCTGCTCCTGCATCAGCCGCCAGAACCACGCGGGGGCGACGGGGATGCTCGTACCCTTCATGCGTCCAGCCAAGCACTTACAGCGATACACCGTCGTGTACTTAGCGTCGGTGCAGAACACGAACCCGCCGTCGTACTCAGGCCGGTGCACGAGTCCCGTCTCCGTTTGCCGCGGGTGCTTCTCCCACCGTCCCGTCCAGGTCGCACGGCAGATCCCGCAGATCGTCTCCGTGACCGTCTCGTACACCGGCTTCTCGTACCGGGCCACGGGACACTCCGGTGGCGCCTTTCCCCAATCCAGATCGCTCATGGCTTGCTCCTGCTGTAGTCCGCGTGGTGGCGGTTGTAGTCCTTCACGAACCATCCGACGTCGATCCGAGCCGGATCCTTCCGTGACTGCACGTAGTGATCCCAGACGGCCATGATCCGCTCCTCTGACTGCCCGGCCCGGATGAGAGATGCCACTGTCGGGCCGTGCACGTCCGCGATCACGTAGGGCACCTTGCGCCGCTTTTGCACAATCCCCGCCATCTTGGGGAGGATCCGGTATGGGTCCTGGAAGCTCCGCGGCTCGAATTCCGATTCGCCTGAAACAGGGCCGGCCGGGTTCCCCTTCTCGAGTAGCTCAGTATCCCCGGACGGCTCTGAGGCATGGGCATGGGCATGGGCATGGGGATCCGGAAGCTTCCCGGAAGCTTCCGGGAAGCTTCCGGGAAGGGTTTTACCGGATGAATTCCACCGTCCTCCTATTCTTCCCGCAAGTTTCTCGAAGGCTTCCGAGAGCTTTCCGGGAGCGTTGCTGGGAAATTCGCGGCCATCCCAGTTCATCTTGTTGGGATCGCCGCCTGCTGCTTCGAGCGATGGGGGTACTGGGGTGGCTCGGCCGAGGGGTCGAAACGAGTTGACGCGCAGGACCTTCTCGCCGCGTTGGCCCACAGGGGCATACCAGGCCGTCCAGTGGCCGTACACGCGCCCGTGGGCCTCCCACACCTCGAGGAGCGGCCCTGTCGTGGCGTACTGCCAGAGTCGCCAGAGGACGTGTTCCCGAGTCTGTTCTGGGAACATCTCCTCGGCCCGCGCAACGATAGCCAGGGGATTGATCCGGAAGCAGCCGTGAGCGTCCTCGACGGTGAACCGGAGATCCCAGGGGAACATGACGCGGGCGACGAACGGCAAGCGCCGGACGGTCTCCGAGGTCTCGATATGGGGGTGGAGATTCACGGTCTGTCCCACGCCCCGCCCCACAGAACCCAACCCAAGTAACTGCCCTCCTCGATACCGTGTCTTTTGTGCCATCCCTTTGATGCAAGTGGAGCGCCGCGCTGCTCCTCAGCGCCCTGGTTTCTGGGGACCAAGGAACCCCATTCGTTGGTGGGGGTGCCGCCCGGCGCTAACCCCGCGCATCGCCCAACGGGACGCGCCACACCCCCGTTTTTGTATTGCCGCCGCTCCTACTGCCCTAGGGCCGGGCTCACCACTTGGTTCCGGCCCTTCCGGGACGATTCGGTCACGGCGGCAAGATATACGGGAAACTCATCCCACGTCCGGCCATCCAGTACGCGGCCACTCAATCCCCCTCGGACGACCTCCCGGGAAAGCCCGTGACCTCTCCGGGTAGAGACGCTCTCCGCAGCCGCCCGAGGGGGGCGCTCAATCCACGGCCGCTAGGCACGATCGGTCCCCGCCTGCGACTCGGGCAGCATGAGGACTTCCTGCGCGCACCGCTTTGCCGCGAGATCGCAGTACCGCTCCTCGATCTCGATCCCGATGGCGCGACGGTTCAAATCCTTTGCGGCCCGAAGCGTGGTGCCGGACCCCATGAAGGGGTCGAGAACCGTATCGCCTTGGTCAGAGTGGAGCCGCACGAACAACGAAAACAACCCCAATGGCTTTGGAGTTGGATGGTCCTCTGCCCTCGGCTTGATTCCCGGAATGCGGATCACGTTTGCTTGAGTATGACCACCATTCCATTTGCAGGCCGCTCCAGGCTTCTGCGCTACGAGCATCAGCTCGTAATTCCGCCGGTAATGCCACCCCATCCCCAGCCCGGTCGTCGACGACGGGGGTTGGCCGACGTGCTGTTCGACATGCTCGATGATGCTCTGCCCGATGACGCGCCCGAGGTCGACGGGAACCGCGTTGCCGATCATGCGGCCGAGCGCCTTGAACTGGAGTGTTTCGTCGTCAGGGACGAAGGAGTAGTCCTTCGGGAAGCCCTGAAGCAGCGCGCCCTCGCGCAGCGAGAGACCACGCGCCTGCGTGGGATGGCCAAAGCGACCGTTGCCGAAGCCGTAGAACTGTGTCGTCAGCGTCGGCGCGGGCTCGTCGTACTTCATGCGGCCGTAGACGCCGGGATAGGTCTTGCCCGTCTTCTTCGTATGGCATTTGGCGATCAGGTGCTTCGGCCAGTCACGCCACGTGCCGCCCGGCTTCGAGACCTGAATGCGCTCGTAGTTCAGGTCGGAGAGGCGGGACGCGGTGTGCAGGCGATCGTCCTTGTGGGTGCCACCATGCCTGAGGATGGGGAGCCCCTTGATCACGTCCTCGACCGTCCTGGTTTCCGACGCGACGGGCTCGCGCAGCTTGATCTCGCCGTGGAGCGACGCGAGAAGCACGGTACGGTGGCGGCGCTGCGGGAGGCCGTACTTGGCGCAGTCGATGACGTCGTACCAGACCTTGTACTTGAGACGCTTCAGCGTCGCGACGAAGTCGTCGAATACCTCGTGCTTCGTCACGGTGGGGACGTTTTCCATCGTGACGATGTCAGGCATCAGCTCCTCCACCAATCGCCCGAAGTGGTTGAGCAGGCTCCACCGCTCGTCGTCCTCGACGTCCTCCTCCTTCTGGTAGCGGAGGGCGTAGTTCGAGAACGGCTGGCAGGGCGCGCAGCCGGCGAGAACGCGAACCGTCGCATCGCCGAACCAGGCATCGACCTTCGACGCCTCGAGCTTGGCGACGTCGGCTTGGTGGAACTCGATGCCCTCGTGGTTCGCCTCGTACGGGTGCCTGCAGCCCTCGTCGAAGTCGACTCCCGCGACGACCTTCACACCGGCGTCGATGAGTCCGTGGGTGAGCCCGCCCGCGCCGCAGAACAGATCCACGCACACGACGTCCCGATCGGGCCGCTTGGTCCGTCCGTTCCTCGGTGTACGTGACTTTCTCGCCATCTCCTCCGTTACCTCACTCTTCGTCTTGCCGTCGGTCCTCGGCGGCTTTTCCTCGACTTCATCCTTCTCCCCCAATACTGCCCCCCCGGGTGGCCCGGGGCTGATTGTCCTGCCCACCGTCCGGAGGCACGACCACTCCCCGAGAGTTTCTCGAGGACCACCCGAGGGAGGCCAGCAACAGGCGCGGCACTTCCCCCGAAGCCCACACGAACCCGTTGCTGCGCTATCCTGCAGGCACCATCTCCTTGGCCACGTGCTCCTCGATCTTCTCTGCCGCGCTCTCGCCCATCTCCTTGTGGCCGCACGAGCACTGGTACCCGGCGATCTCCTCGCCCTTGCCCTTGAGGGCCTTTGCTTTGTGCTCGACCTTCGGGGGCGCCCCTTTCGGGGTCTCCTCTTCCTCCTCCTTCTTGGTCTCTCCCGAATCACCGTTCATGGCCGCCTTCTCCTCCAGTTCGGCGGTGAGGTCCTCGGCGTCCGAGGTAGGCTGCCGCTCCAGCTTCTCGGGATCCTCGAACTCTTCGGTGGCGTAGGTGCCCGCGAAGAAGTCTGGGGCGATCATCCGCAAACCCCTGGCCTTGCACCGCGCGGCTAACATGTCCTTCGGATACCTCTTCCAAACCTCACCCTTCTTGGCGAGCAATCCGGCGTCCCGCGCCTCCTGGATCGTGAATTCAGCCTCGACGGGATCGAACCCTTCACGGGTGAACAGGATCCGGCACACCGTGGACGACCATTCGAGGATCTTCTTCCGGACCCCCAGCCGCTTGGAGGCGATCCCGTCCATCAGGGCGGCCTCCAACACGAGCTTGCCGTCGAAATAGTGGATTGACGCGAATCCCTGCATGGCAGGCACCCCGAGCTCGTGCGCCTTGAGCATCATGGCGAAGGCGGCGTTGGCGTTCCGTTGCGGGATGAGACCGCTCGCCGCCAGAGCCTTGGCCATCCGCCACCGAGCATCCATCGTGGCGACCCAGGCCGCCATCGGGTCGTCCGTCGTGGAGACTTCATTCCGGCGAGCCGGAATCACGTCGTTGTCAGTCATAGTTCACGGTCCTTTCCGACATCTTGCGGAACGCCCAATCCGGCATCGAGATCGGGTGTACCTTGTCCTCGTAGCCGGGCCAATTCCCGGACTCCATGCATTCGGCGTACAGGCGCAGCAGGGGCCGCAGCTCCTCATCCCCCGCGGCCACGGCATCGGCCTCGATGCGGTAGACGCCGACGCAGTAAGGGGGAACCTTCTCGGCTGCGATAATGACCAGGTGCCGCAGCCCCATACCCAGGGCGTTGGCGCCGGCCATGTAATGCGCCGCCTGTATGTAGTAGCCGAAGTTGTAGACCGACCGCTCGAACCCGGCCGGGCTGGCGTCGGTAGTCGTCTTGAGGTCCACCAGGACTCCCGACACCTCGGAGACGTGGTCGAACCGCCCTTTGCAGAGCACGCCCGTCTCCGCGTCCTTCCAGATTGCGGATCGCTCGGACTCGCCGTCGAAGAGGAGTCGGGCCATTCGGTGATTGCGAACGGCATCGCGGATCTGCATGCACAGATCGAAGTCGGCGGGGTCCACAACCGTCTTGCCGGACTTGGCCAGCTCTTCCCGGGCTTCCTTGATCTCTTTCTTGCGCCCGTCCCCCTCGATTCCGCGGACATGGGTGGCGTCGAACCGATCCGGCTCCAGAACGGCCGTGTGTACCAGGGTCCCGAAGCGCATGGCGGGCGTCTCGAATTCATAGGGATGATCGAGCCGGTATCGCAGGTGCGCCGGGGTTTGGTCTCGCAGGATCTTGAGCGAGGACTGCGCCGCAAACGGCAGGCGGTGGTACTTCTCGGCGGGCATGTCCTTGTAGAGTCCCGGTTTCATGTCCACTCCCCCACAATGGCGGGCCGTTCGGACACCTTCTCCGGGAGATGAATGTCCTCGCCCGCATGGACGTGCCGGATCCAGTCGATGGTCCGGAACGCCTTGAAGCATCCGGGTTGCGGGCAGGTGTACACGACCTCGCCCCTCTGATTGCGCTCCACGCGCAATCCGTCGCTCCCGCAGGAAATGCAGCGGATCATAGGATCTCCTCTCACCAACAGCCCCCTTTCCGCGCCCCGCTCAGAGCGGACCGGATGTACTCGTCCGCATCCATCCGCGTAACCGGCTCGTACTGCCGGTCGCAACCCTGGGTCTGGCACATGAACTGCCCGCGGTACTCCTCGCAGGGCTGGCCGCACGAGACGCAGAGATAGATGCGCTTGGGCTCCAGGAGGTTGGCCATGTCGTCGCGGCTGTTGGCGCGGGCCTTGAATTGTTCGACGCGCTCCCGGTGCGTCTCGGTGGGGAAGATCGTGCCGACGCGACCGCCGGCGTCGATGTTGGCGCCACCCATGAGATCCCCGGTGTTGGTGTCCTCCAGGATGTAGGTGACGTGATGGGTGCGGCACAGGGAGATCCCCATGTCGCACGCGAGATCGGTAACCTCCCGCGGTAGTTTTGTCATCGTGTGACCCCCTATCTGGTAGCGGAACCGGGAGTCGAACCCGGCGCATTGGGGATATGCGCCCCGCGCGGTCCCGCGACTTCCGCATCTATCGCGCCAGCAGCATCGCGGCCACCAGGAACGCGAGCGGCCAGCGAAGCATCCAGACGTACCGGGCACACACGGACAGGTCCGAACGGATTTCCTGCCAGTCCATGCCCATCTCCTCGTGCAGATAGTGGCCGACGTGGGTGCGCTCCCTCCCCCGCCGGCCGGTCACGCGCGCCGCCATCTCATGCCTATGCAGATGAGGGCCACGAGCCCAATAGCAAAGATCCATTCCAGAATCATGAGTGCAGCTCCCGCGTCTCGAATACGCCCCGGAGCGTCGGGTTGCGATCCATCAGCAACCGGGCGTATCGCGAGTGGTAGTTGTTGTTCAGTTTGAAATCGGGGTCCGTGGTGGTAAGCAGGTGCTCCCACCGGAGGACCTCAAAGAGCATCTTGATCGAGAGCCGTTTCCGTCCCGCAGCAACCAGCTCCAGGGCCTTCTCCCGGAGGGCCGCGTAGACGTGTGGGTTCTCGGCGTGGAACGCGTGGAACCGGTCGTCGAGGGTCTCGCGGAAGAGTGGGAGTGTGGTCATATGACGATCTCCCCGATTCGTGCGGCGGCTTTGATGGTTTTGGTGCGGTAGTAGAATCGGGCGTATCGCATGGTTGCCGCGATGAACCGGCGCGTCCTCGGGTTGGTCGGATCGGACCAGTTCACCTCATGGCGCATGCGTCGTGCCGCCTCATTTGCGGACGCGGCGCGGTCCGCACATTGTTGAATGCCAGCCATGTTCACGGCCGACTGAACAACCACTCGGTCGGCTGCTAGATAGGCGTGCGGCTCTATGCGGCGATCCTCTTCCATCGGCGGCGACGGCGGGTGCGTCTCCGACCCGCAGATGATGCAGACGGTCACGGGGCACCTCCTCGTTGCTCTCTGAGTATCTCGGGGGTAGCCTCAGAGTCCTCTTTTCCTTGCTCACGACCCCACTCCCGCGTTGAGGATCTCCACCGCCTGGCCGTCGGCGCAGGGCTCGCAGACCGCGTCGTCCGGATCCATCCGGCTCGCGCCGGTGCAGCCGGAGCACACGAGGTCGCCGCAGTCATCGCACGGCTGCACGTCGTCGCCCCCACCGCAATGGAGGCAGTTGGGCAGCGCCGCATCGCATCGGGGACACGCCGCCCCTTCGATGCCGGTCTCTCCGCAGTTTCCACACTCATGGATCATCGTGACCCCCCTTGGGAGGAGGTAGCGGGCATGCGGTCCGACCCGCAGGGGCCCGCCACCCCAGGAATAAGGTGCGCGACCCCGGGACTTCCCCTGCCACGGGTTCGCCCCTGTTCGTGGAGGCCGCGCGGAAAACTCATGCCGCGCCCCTGTCCCTGTCCCTGTCCAACCAGCTGAGGTCGAAGAAGGACTCGGGGCGCTTCTTGAAGGCTCGACAGGCCCGGTCGATCACGGCAGCCGGTGGGCCGGAGCCGTCCCCGCGCTTGTACTTGAGGAACCCGGACACGGAGATCCCGAGCTGTGACGCCATCTCTGCGTTGGAGAGCCCCAGGGCAACCTGGAGAGCCGAGAGCCGCTCACCGAAGACCTGCGCGGCCGGGGACCGCAGTTTCGTCGTTTCCATGTGGGCCATTGTGGGGAGTTTCGTGGACAAAAGCAAGAAAAAATTTCACAAAAATAGCGGCAGGACGTACCGCACCCGGTACCCGTTGTCGTAGAAGGAGATGTATCCGTCGAAGTCGCCGCGCTTCCGCTTCTCGCGGAACGTGGAGTATCCCATACGGAGGAGACGCGCTGCGGTGCGCATCGGGATCATGTCGGACAGATCGGGAATCTGTGCAGGCGGCAAGGGAAAATGCCCCGCGGGTGCGGGGCGAGCCGTGGCAGGGGAAGCAGACGTTACCTCATGGGAGCGGTGTCGTCAAGGTGTTCCCCTGGGTGTCGGAGCGGTCACACCGAAGGGGGCCGGAGTCTATTCCGGAGGTCTAACGGAGGTCTCCGGTAGCGCCCCCCCCCACGTTCTAACTCGTTGCGGTGTCGCAACCTACAGCCAATGTAAAAAAGCGCCCCCCCCCGTCGATTCCTCTTGCATCCAGCTGTACACGCTGTATACTCCTGTATGTCGGCAATGGGGCCGGCACCACCCGCGCCTCGGGGGATCTGAGGCAGGAGGATAGAGAGATGATGACCTACCAGATGTCTCTGGATGGGGGAGCTGGCGGGACAGATGAGGTCTCGGCCGACTCACTGGCCGAGGCGATGAGGGAAGCCCTGGAGTGGGCCGAAGGTGGCGATTGGTTGATCGCCCAAGAGGGCACGGAGGACGTGTACGGCGGCGCAGCCGCCGTACACGTGCGCGTGTGGAGAGAGGACGAGGACGGGCGCATGATCGAGGAGGAGACCGGCACCTACGAGATCCCCACTCTCGGGGATCTCAAGGAGGAGACGATGGAAGATGGAGATGTCCTCGCGGAGCGGGAGCACGAGTACTCCACCGAGTCCATCGTGCGCGTGGGGGAGGACATCTACCTCCGCCACGAGAACGGAGGCGCGCGTGGCTCGTGGGACCGGCAGGGTGGGGACGGGGTGTGGAGAGAGCGCCCCGTGGAGCCGGCCAGGCTCCTCACCACCACCGAGGCGAGGGAGCGCCTTCTGGACTGGGGTTATGCCCCGGCAGAGATCGCCGACATGACCGAGGAAGGCGGTGCCCGATGACCGCGCGCTACGGCCAGGTCCTCGTGTCTCTCGCGGCTGCCCGCCTCCTCATCGTCGATGCTCAGATCATGCGGTCCCTCGCGGGGCCGGCGGCGCGAGGGGCCATTACGGATGCCGACCACGGCAATGCTGTGGGACCGCCGGCGCTCAGAGGAGACCCCATGTACATCCACCACGTCACCCTGACCACCGGACACGTGCGTAGATCCGTCCGTGAGGAGGTCGCGCCCGAGACGTGGCGACCGGTCTCCGATCTCCTCGCGGCCGCGCTCCGAGCCGACACGCCGATCCCCGGGGTGTCCCCGGCCTGTACCCTCCGGGCCTCCGCGAGCGCCCGGTGCCTCGTGGCCACCGTCTCCGGGCCGGGGGACAGACCACTGGTAACCATCGGTGTCGCTGCACATTCCCGGTGCGGTGCTTCCCTCTGGCGCAGGCTGCATCAGGGCGGGGGTCTGGCCACGAGGGCGGAGGATGTGCCTCCGGAGCCGTGGTGCGCCGCACGCCTGGAGGCAGGGATAGCGCTGCACCCCGAGCATGCTCACTGGCTCGGGGACTTCGAGCGGTGTCTAGCCTGGGTCTGGATCGAGCGGGATAGGGTGCGGCGCGGATGAAGGGGGCAGACCTCCGCGAGCTCCGGGTAAGGAAGGGCTGGACCCAGGCGAGAGCAGCGGAGTACGCCCGCGTGACAGCGAACACCTGGGCGCGCTGGGAGAGGGACGAGGTCCCGATCCCCGGGCCCGCGATCGCCCTCCTGGAGCAGATCCCCGAGGAGACGCTGGGGGACACCGGCCAGGTCCTCGTGTCTCTCGCGGCTGCCCGCCAGTACGCAGCCGGCCGCGGGCTCGGCATCGAGGAGGCCAGGCGGGAGCTCACCGAGCTCCTGGTCGGCGCAAAGCGCACGAGCTCGCCGCCGGCGAGCGGGCTCGAGGGCTGGAGGGCCCGGTCCCGGACTCTCCAGGTAGACGTCGGGGCGCAGGTCTCCCGGGAGGGGGCGCTCGCCGTGGTCACCCACGCGCACGTGAGGGGGTACCGGCCGCGCCGCCGGAGGAGGTAAACCGGGCCAGGGTCGATGGGTTTACACCCCAGCGACCGGTCGCTGACGGTCCGGAGCTGTCCTCTCGGAGCACTCGGACCGCGACCGTGCCCTCGGCCTCCACCGGCGGACGGTGGCCGCAAACGGTGGCCGCAAGCTGGTGCAATTCCTTCGTTTATAGCCAATGTAAAAAAGCGCCCCCCCCCGTCGATTCCTCTTGCATCCAGCTGTACACGCTGTATACTCCTGTATGTCGGCGATGGGGCCGACACCACCCGCGCCTCGGGGACACAGAGGCAGGAGACACGAGATGACGACGACCCAGAAGATCGGACGCCGGTACTACTTGCGGGGCCTGCCCTTCGCGGCGAAGGATGAGGCCAAGAGACGCGGCGCCAAGTGGGACCCGCAGGAGCGGGCATGGTGGAGCGGCAAAGAGGACGTGGCGCAGGCCATCGTGGACGCGGCGCAGACCGCGCAGACGGCGGCTCGCACAGCCGAGCGCGAGTCCGGGATCAGCCTGGAGGCCCAGGTCGTCCGCGGCCGTGCCACGTACAAGGGAAAGACGTATTATGTCCTTTATGAGGGGCCGACGAAGCAGGGTAAACCTTGCGCCAAGCTCGTGAGCCGAGACGGCTCGCTCGTGTTCTGGGCCGCCGATATGGCCCAGTTCCGCCTCCTGAAGACTTACCGCGCGCCCACCTCCATAGCGGCTCTCCGCGCCTACGCCGAGCGCCGCAAGGCCGAGGACGCTGGTGAGATCGAGTGCTCGCTGTGCGAGCGCTACTGCACCTGCGGGACCGGTCGATTCTGCACCCATCACCACGACGGGTGTGACCGCTGCGGCGAGGAGCGCTGACATGAGCGTGCTCGACAGGATCTCACCATACGAGGCCCACCTGCCGCCATCGGAGCGGACCTGGGCGCGCGTGGTCAGGGTAGGCGGGTGGGATGTGCTGGAGCTCCGGGACCCCAATAGCGGTCAGGGTTCCGACCCCTCCAGCAAGCCCAGGCACCAGTACGCGGTGTCGATGGGCGTGCTGTACGCCCGGCGGCTGCCACCGGCGCCGCTATCCGTCACCGACGACGAGATGCCGTGGGTGGACGATCCGCTGGCGGCGCGATCCCCGGGCCGGCGACCGCCCTCCTGGAGCCTCTCCTCGAGGGGGGGGACGCGCCGGACCCCTAGGGCAAGCCAGCCAGGAACAGCACCACGGCCCCCAGAGGCAGGTAGGCCACGATGTCGATGAGATCACCCTCGCGGTGATCCCACCGCCACCGGCGCGCCAGCTCCGGAGTCATGTACTCCAGAGCGATCCCCACCGCCAGCACAAGAACAAACCCGAGGACGGCTCCATCTCGGCCACCGACTAAGAGACCGAGACCTGGCCCCATACCGCCCCAGGCCAGGTGTTGGAGCCGCCCCCGGGTACAGATCGGCCCGGCCTTGGGCCGGAATCTCACTCCGATCCGGCCTTCCGAGCGTTGTGCTTCTCGGCCCCCGTGCGCAGCGCCATCATGTTGATGGCACTCTTGCCGGTGATCGTGATGCCGAACAACGCACCGACCATCTGCAACACCAGATTCAGCGTGTCGTCGGGCATCTCCGGCATGAATTGATTCCGGAGAATCGGTAGAACGATGACCAGCAGCGAACCGATCGCGGCCAGCGCGGTCTTGTCTCCTCGTAACATGGGTATCTCCTTTCGGATATACTGCGTAGCTTCACGGTGGACGATCTGCGTTCTCTTGGCTCGTGGCACGAGCTTCCACACCACCTTGAACGGGGTCGCGAGAATCTTCCCGATCGGTAGCTTCACGCCGCACACTCCGAGTACAGTCGGCGAATCCCAAGCACCCGATCCACGGCGTACCGCTCCACGGATACGCTGTTTGACTGGTTTCCGCCGAGCACCAGGACATACCCAGGCTCCGACCCGGCGTAGAAACCAACATGCCCGGGAGCGGTGGTATCCTCGGGGCCGGGCTGATTGGCACCGGCACGCTTGAGCACGACCACGTCGAACCCCACCCGGGCGTCATCGAGAGCTACCGACTCACCGATGCGTAGCCATGACCGGGCCAGCAGGCTCTTGGATCGCGGCAAGCGCAGGAGCCAACACACGTCGTTGGCAAACCCGCTGCACCACGGCACCTCGTCGTGCTGCGGCCATTCGTTGTCCAAGGTGAGCATGGCCATGATCCTCGGATTGTCCTTGGTGCCTGGCACTTCCTTGATCCCGACATAGCGCTGGGCTATCCAGAACGCAGTTACTCTCATGATCGCTCCTGGGCCCGCAAATCCGCGCGCAGCTCAATCAAGTCGCGGAAGATGCTCTCCTGCTTGTTCCCTTGCAGTCGCAATTGATCCTGTATACCCTTGAGCGTGCCCACCAGTTCGTTGAGCACCCGCTCCTCAGCTTGGGCGTGGTTTTGCATGTGATCCAACAGTTTCTCGGTGATGCTGTGGACACGTGCCACGTCGTCCCGTGTCGCGGGGGCAGATCCGTTCTTGCTACGGGACACCCCGAGAATCACCTGTGCAAGCATGACGACGGCAATTGCGAGAATGCCGATAGGCTGCGCCTGATCCAACACGTGCATGAGCTCCTTGTCCATTGTTGCTGCTACTCCTTAGACGCGACCCATTGGTAAAGCTGGGGGCGGCCGGTCTCCCGGCACCGGGCTGTAATCGTGGGGAAGCCCCGATACGCCGAACGCGTCACCCCCAACAGACTCAGCCTCCCCTCCTGAAATAGTTCCGAGCGATCTCCCACGTGCGGCCGTAGCGAACGAGGTCCATCTCTGCGATTGCGTTGATCGAGTTTTGCATCGCCCTCATGTTGGAAAGCCAGACAAACCCCGGGGGCGTGGCCGGCGTGATCCCCCGCCCGTAGCTGAACACCGGCACGTGGTTGATCGTGATGTAGCGCTGGAGGTGGTGGCCGTCGAAGATCTCGAGGTTCTTCAGCGCGGCCACCGTGAACTGGCCCGTTCCCCAGGCAGCGGTATCCGTGGCCGTCTGGTTGGTCTGGGGGTAGAAGGTGATGAGATCCCCGTCGTAGCGGTGCTGGATCCAATCGAAGAGGTTGGGGTCGGTGGCGGTCGGGGCGGGACTGATGCTCGTCGAGAGCAGGGACGTCCGCAGATACTCGACCCCGTGGGGGGCCATGGCCGCCACGAGGGAATCCAGGGTCATGGTCTGGTAGAAGTTCCCCCCGAACTGCCCGCCCGTGAGCCAGACGTCGTTGATGGTGTAGTCCGGAAACGCCCACCGCAGGGAGTCGAAGGCGGCCTTGGTGGCCGCGCTCATCGCTGCGACCGTGGTTTCCTTCTGGATTTCGGTCCCGTGAGAGTGCCAGGCGATCTGGAAGTAGGGCCGCACGGCGGGGTCATTGTAGATGGCCCGCTTCGCGATTCCTTCGCTCGTCGACACCGAGTCCGGGTTCACGCCCATGCAGACGATCATGTCCCCCCAGGTCTGGAGGGAATCCGCCAGGCGCTGCAGCTGCACGGTGTCGTACCAGTCGAGGTCCGTCGTCGCGTCCCGGTAGGGGTAGCCGTTCGATGCGTCCAGATTGTGGAGCTCGTCGTCCAGATGCACCCCCCAGTACAGGGGATGCTGAATCTCCTGAGGGGCGTAGTAGGCGATGGCGGCGATCACCAGATAGGCGTCCCATTGCTCGGGGACGTCGAACGCAGTCACGGGATCGTGAGGTCGGAAAGTTCCGAGGGTGGAGTAGATGAACGTCCACCCCTGATCGTGGGGAGCCTCGTCGCCGGTGATCCGCCACGCCTGCGCACGGGTGGAGTCCGTGGGAATGGCCCCCAGGACATCCATCGAGGTGATGTAGGATGCGGCCGGATTCAGGTGAATCTGCTGGGCCGCGAACACGGGAAAGGCTACCTCCTGGCCCTGGCCCAGGAACAGGTCGGTGCTGTTGGTGGAGAACGTAGTTCCGCCGGTCTCCACGTTGAAGTAGAGCTTGAAGTCAGGCTGGTACACGATCATCGGTAAGTCGGGGGTGAAGGTGCTCCCGGTCTGGAGCACGTTGGCCCACCACGCTTTCGATACGTTGTCCTGGTTGCCCCCCACCCAGACCACCACCGAGTACCCCTCATCGTCGAGGCTGTCGCAGATCGCCGCGGTGGCCACGTCGGCGGTGTGCCCCAGGTACTCCGAAACGAAAACCGTGTAGTCCAGCCCGTAGGCTTCGAGCAGCGGGGTCAGGGCTTGCAGGCAAATGCCGGCTTTCTTGATGTCCGCGGCTCCACCCACGTGGTCGTAGCTGGTCATGATGGCGACCTTGCCGTGGGCAGGCGCCGCGAGCAGGGCCAGCAGGAGCGCACAAGCAAGTCTACGCATCACCAATCCCTCCTCTTCTCCAGGTCGGCCTTCAACGTGGTGACGTTGCCGGTGCCGTCGTGGTAAAAGCCGATGCTGTAGCGGGGCAGGTACAGCGGGGCGCCGGACCGATCCACCAGGGATAGGGTCGCCGTCCCTCCCAGACCGCCGGTGTCCTTCACGTGGGCGAGCACGGAGTCCACGACGTTCGGGGTGCTGGGATCCAGGTCCACCGCGTAGGACACGGTGACGTCGAGGTCCCAATGCCTTCGGACGACCACGATCATGCTGTCGGTGAAGTTGTTCGCCCAGCTCAGGAACAAGACCCCGTCGTCCATGTCCGACCCGTCCTGAACGCTGGTGTAGGACCATGCTGCCGAGGTCAGGGTCACGCCGTTGCCGCGGAGGGCTTCGCGCTGCCCGGTGTTTGCCACGGTTGCAATCGGAGTAACCGACAGGGCGGTGTCCGCTTTGGTGGTGTCCACCATGTTGTCCCACATCCAGGAGGCACCGTCGTTGCCGTAGATCGGCGCAAACGGACCCGCATGCGCGGTCCCTGCCAGAAAGATCGTGAGAAGCAATCCAGTCCACTTCATCGTCATTCCCCTCCTCAAGAGAAGTCCTCATCGTGCAGAAACCCCTCTGCGTCGATGGTGTAGGTGAGCGATCCAGTCCCGTCCGTGGCCTCCGATGCATGGGTGATCGCACACACAAGTTCGTGGTCGGCGTCGGTCGTGTTCTCGATGTAGATCACCACACCACCAACGTTCCCCACGTCGAGATCCCCGGACCCGAAAACGATGTTGTCGCAGTCCAGTTCCCCGCGGTCGTTGGCGTCGTCTTGGTTGGACGCCACACCTGCCAATGTCTGTCTGGCGTAGCCCGTACCTGATAGCTCGTATGGGGCAACCGCCTCAACGTAGTTGTCCGCAGGATCGAAGACAAACGACGTGTCCACAAGCAGCGCCTTCAACGTTTTCCCGGCCAGGGTTTGCAGAGAATACTTGTGCCTCGCTCTCGTGTAGGCTCGCAGGAGCCGACCGGCCGCGGGGGAGTACCCGTCCGGGTAGTTGTAGTCCACCAGGATCCCGGCGTCGGGCCAGACGATGCGCACGGTCTTCCCGTCCGTGGTGTAGCTCAGCCCACCGATAGTACCGTTGCCGAAGTAGGCAATCGGGATCGCGGTAGCGTCCGATCCGCCAGTCTCGTAGATGAGCACAGCGCCAACGATGGTTCCGGCATTGATGCCCACCCAATCCACGTTGTCCCCGGTGAGGCGCGACCCGGCGATCGCGTCCACCTGGGTGCCAGTGAGGTTGGCGAGGGTCGTTCGTCCAGACCCGCCGTATCCGCTCGTGTACCCTGTCCCGGTCAACTCCGTGGCCCCAAGCCCCGATACGGTTGCGTGATCCGGGTTGAAGCTGTAGGAAGAAACGAGCATCACCTTGAGGGTCATCCCAGCCAGGTCCTCGACGGAGTACTGATGCTTGGCAATGTTGTACCACTCAGGCATAGGTCACCGTAGGACTGACGACAAGGCGCCGTCGGATTGCGGAGGAGGGCTCGATAGTGGGGCCTTCGGCGCCCCCCTCGCGTTTCTCAACAACCCGCTCGCCGCGGTAGTGGCCGTAGCCGAGCTTGTGATATGCGTTTCCCTCCCGAAAGGAGGCGTTGGGGCTCCCCACGCCAGCCATGTAGGTGTTGATGTCCTCTTGTCGTTCACCCTCTCCGATTGTGAACTTTCCAAATGGCGGCACCTGGCCAGGCGCTCTTGAAATGGACGAATAAAATGCGTCCGCGTCAATGTTGAATCCGTCCGTGTTGGGCGCGTTCTTCGCTCCAAATCCAGTTTGAAAGGAGGTTGAGAGTAGCGGTACATCGAGTAGGAGTAGGTTCCCAGCATACGTCTGCTGGTTGTTCGCAGTCTCGCCGTAGGCAAACAGGGTGAGGCCCTTGTACTCGCCGGGTGGGATGAACCCCATCCACGAGTTGTCTTTGTCCATGTACGGACCCACAGTACCGAATAGAGTTATCCGATTCATGGTGTTGTATTCGGTAATGAATGTCGTAAGCGTGGTCACCGCCTCCGCTGACCCAACGTGCTGCAAACTGAACCCTCCGCGCCGCGTGATGAAAGTGAATGGACTCTTAGGCGTGAGGTCTTGCACCATCCCCTCTTGCCAAAACCGGACCGCGCCGCCGGCCGATTTCGTGGGCCAGAACAACCAAACGACCTTGCGGCCCTCCTTCACCCGGAGCCGCTCCATAAACGGCATGCCGTGGTACGCCTCCCCGCAAAAGGGGCTCTTTAGGACTTGCGACTGGTCGTCACCGAACGACGTGTAGGAGCGCCCCGACTTGTTGGCTTGGCTGCTCAGGCTGTAAGTTCCCGCCCGCTTCATCGGGTGGAAGAGGTCGCGCTGCTTTCTGATACGGTTCGTGAGCGATGTCACCTTGCGCTGATACTGCTCCACTTGGTTCAATAGATAGGCTTCCTGGCTCTGCCCCTCCAGCATCTCCTCGTAGGTCTGGACGCGGATCTCAGTGTCACCGGGATCATGCAGATTGACTTTCTTGAACTTGACCCACGCGGTGTCGTCTACACTCAATTCGTCGTCGATGATGCGCGCGACGTCGGAGACGCCGAAGGAGTCGTAGGGGTGGCGCGCCGAGTCCTCCGCAGACAGGTCGCGCATCTTGACTTCGTGATGGATCGACGGGACGCGCCGCCGCGCCATCTCTCTGTACACCCGAACCCAGAGTTGATGGCGGCTGGTGATGTCCACCCATCCTGAGGACAAGGAAGCCGATGGCTCGACCTGGATCGAGTCGATGTAAAACTCGGAATCTCCGTCCCCGAGTTGCGTGATGTAGAGCGCCCCGTCGTCGCCTTCGGTGTTCTGTAAGCCTTCGAGGGTCAGGATGTGCCACTCGCCCGCCCCACTCACGTCTATCTGCGCTTCCTTGGCTGTATACGGTGGAAACACGCGGCCACGCTCCGCGCTGCCGATGCCCTGCGTAAAATCACCTTCGATGGCGAACATCGTGATCCTGCCAGAGACCAAGTAAACCAAAGCCTTGGCTGAGAAATACTCGGTGTCGTAATCGGCCAGCCCGAAGTCGAACGCCGTGTAGACGCCGGCGCCCTGGCGATCCGTCACGACCTTTTGTGACCGCGTGCCGTTCTGGATGTACTGGAGATCCGCGTTCTCGGTCAACGCGGCCGATCGGTCGGCGTAGTCGAAGGTTTGATCTTTGATGATCGGGTGAGCCCCGGACGAAAACGCATCCCTGGACAGGAACGGGTCATTGATGAGGTTGTCCACCAACTCCAAATCGCCCTCGTCGAGAAACCCGTCTACCCACCCGATGGAATCGTACTGTTCCCGGTCCTCGATCCAGTCGAGTAACTGAGGTCCCGAGCCCTTGTCCACCCACAGACGGAAGTACGCAACGTCGGGCGGAGTGGTGTGTCCGACCGCAGGTGAGTACGCGATATCGTCGTCCCCGTTCGGGCCGAACCCAGCCGCGAAGTCGGTCACCTCGTTCAGCACACCCACCTCGTGCCGGAACTCCAGGTAGTAGGTGTAGGCAGCGGTGCCGACATAGCAGTCGTCCGACAGTCCCAAGTACAGGGCGGACACCGCTTTGTCCCCACCGTAGTCCCTCTCGACCGTCGTGACCGGGTGCCACGTACCGGCCAGGGTCATCCGCGGATCGCCCCCGCCGAAGCCGTACATACGCGAGACCAAGTCCCCCGAGTCCTCTTCCTCCTCCTCCTGGAGCAATTGCTTCCGGACGTGCAACACGAGATCGGGCGTGCCTGTCAGGGACTTACGCTTGTTGAGATCCACAGACTTGTCGTCGTTGACCACCAACACGGCGTCGAGAACCTCGGCGAGTCCCCGCAGGTTGTCGAGGCGCGAGGTTCCGCCAACCGAGAACTCGGGCACCTGGAACGCACCAAGAACGGCGTTGACGCTGCCAACCGTGAAGTCGGACCCGTCGAGGATCCTGGTAACGAGGTCCTCCGCGGCGGCTCCCGAGTACAGGGTCGGTGACCCTGGGAGCACTTCCTTAGCCAGATCGTTGGTGATGTGCTCGCACCGGACCGGCACGGAACGGACTCCGTCACGGTCCCGCATGCGGCCGATGCCGACCACGCGAAACTTCCGCGGCGTCGCGCTTGAGCCCACCTCCTTGACCCACACCTGTTTCCGCCTGGAGATGTGCTCGTAGGCCGCGGAGGTAATCAGCGTCTCGAAGCTCAGGAGATACGATCCGTTCTCCTCTTGCTCGATGACCGCGTCTTTCACCTCGTCGGGGTGAAACTCCCCCAGCCGCGTGGTGCCCGCAGCATCGAAGACCTGGAGGGTATAGATCATCCGGCCCCCCCGATCCGCAGAGACGCCTGAATGCCAGGGATGTCAACGTCCGAGTACAAAACGGGACACTCGAAGAACTCCGGCAGGTCGCCGGTGATGTTGGTAAAGGCGTTCAGCAGCTTGGGGTCGGCGTCGTGGTCCCACTTCTCGATCTTGTAGCGGCTTAGGTCAATCTCCAGCGAGTCGCCGGCCGTCAGGGTGCCGGCGTAGGTCAGCAGCCGATTGCGGTTGACCGGCACGACGGGGCTGACCAGGTTACGCAGCACGTTCTCCTGCGGGAACTGGTAGACCCAGAACGCGTCCCAGATGAACGCGTCGCCCAGGATGATGGTGTCCGGAGTACGGTCGCATGCGGTGGTGTCGGTACTGGTATCGGACTCCGCGGCCTGCTCGAACGGATGGCCCGATGCATTGGGGCGCTCCACGTACAGCCGCATGCCACGGTCCGCTGTAGGTAGCAAGGACCCGTCGGAGTACCGGCACGCCACACCGATAACGCCCCTGGAGGTGGATCCGGCAAGGGGTGTCACCGTGATGGCGTCCCCGAGAATGCGGACGGTGGACGGAGCGGCAGACCCGGCAGACCCGACCCCGCGCTGGAATGCGAAGGCTCCGGCAGCCTCATCCCAGAGACACGAGAACAGCGCCCCATTGTCCTTGGCGGCAGTCCACAAAAGAGCAGAACCGAAACCATTCCCGCCACCGAACAGCGGCAGGCCGTGGGCAACGACGGTGTTTCCAAGCCGATTGACAGGATCTGAGATGACCACGCACTCGCCGGTCTGTACCTGGAGCCGACGCCCGTAGACGCCGGGCTCAAAGAAGTAGGAGTCCCCCGCTGCCTTGGCCGCCAACTCCACAACAGAGAGATCGTCGAACACGAAGGCCGTGTCCGCGACGGTCGTCTGAAACATGATCGACGCGGCTCCGGTACCGGTCGCCTTGAAGTGGCCCGAGATCCGGGTCCAGTCCTCACCCACGTCGAAGGATGCGTTAAGAGTGGTCAGGTCGGTGTTGTCCACCACACGAAGCAGGCCCGTTCCGGCCGTCTTCTTTACCCAGGCGGTGAAGTGGTAGATCTTGTCGGCGGTGACCCCGCCGGTGATCGCATGGCGGATCAGCATGTTGGACAAGGTGCCCGCATCGAACGTGACCCCGTAAGAGTACGTGCCGGTGCGCTGGGAGCCTCCCGTTATCTGCGCTTCCGTCACGTCGGTGGCCACCCACCCGGTCGGGTTGTCCCCGGTCCACGCGTCTTCGAAGGATCCGTTTGCAAGAAGGCTGGGGCACACCACCCAGTCATCGATGAGAATCACGTCGTTGGCTTGCGTCGAAGCGATCTTCGGACGCCATGTGGTCGCGCCGGTCGAGGGAGCCACGAATTCCACGAGATCCCACTTGCCCTCGGTGCCTAACCCGGTCTGCTCTGCAACCGCTGGCCCGCCCGTGGGACCGATGTTCGCGGTGATACCCGCGGCCCCCGCTTCGCGGAACACCCACGCCCGGAATAGATACTCCTGAGCCGAGACGGAGACGTCCTCGTAGACCTCGGCTCCACCACCGCCACCCGCGGCCAGCCGCAGCGCCTGTGTCCCGAACATGATGCGGGCCAACGAGTCCGTATGCCCACGCTTGGCCACAGCTCCACCACTCCACGCGCTCGTGCCGGCGGCCTCCATGTCGCCGTCGGTCAACAGATTAGCCGTCTGGAGCCCGTACAGGACCGCGGTAACATCTGTCCCCAGGGTGCCTTTGGCGGTCAGAGTCCCGTCGAATCCGTGGGTGATCCCGTGCTCCGCGCTGGCAATCCGCGGGTTCGTGCAGGGTCCGAAGATCCGGAGGAGCGCATCCCGGTAGCTCGACCCGTAGCGAGATCCGTTCTCCAGCAGAAACGCAAACTCGGGTTGGCTCGTCGCTGCCTGCCGGAAGGTCGAGTAGACCGGGGTTTCGGATGTCCCGTATGCGGACGGCGCCACATCAATAGCGTCAACGTGAGTGATCGTGAACTCCACGGCCACGTTGACCTCGGGGTTGAGTCGCCGCGGCCCAGCCTGATCGGTGGGATCGAACTCGTCCAGCGTGTCGAAGTAGTAGCGCGAGGCGCCGTTGTCGTCGGCAAGCTGGACGTACCCCAACGACCGGGACAGAGACGGGTACCGCGTGTCGGACCGCAAGGCCCTGAGCATCGTGTCCTTCGATGCGGTGGTCATGTAGCCGAGAAGGCGCAGCTTGGCTTCCTCGTAGGTCCCGCCCTGGGTATGGATCCCGTGTCGGTGCGGGAACTCTACTTCGCGCCGACGCAGGGAGACGTTCTTGAGGATCCGCAGGACCTCGAATCCGAAGTGAGCACGAACGTCCATGCCGTTGATGACGACCGAGGTAGTGAGTGCCATCATAGCCCGCTCCTGGTTTGGCGCCGGGCCTTCCCGGCGGAGCGGAGGCGGACCTTGGAACCGATGGCGTCACGGACGCCCGAAGCCGTGGCCGCGCGAACGGTTGCTACATCCGTGGTGCCAGTGAACGTCTGGTAGATCGACACTTCCTGCACGCCGGTAGGCGTGTCCTCTACTCCTTCCAGGGCCATGCGCGTGTTGTGCGCGATGTCCGCCAAGAGCTGCTCCTGGGCTCGCATCACGAGAAGCTGGGTGTTGCCGATGCCGATCCATGTGCGTCCCTGTTCCTCGGTCATGCCGACCGTTCTGGAGACGGTGGTGATGTCGTCGGCGCCGCCGGCCCCCTGATCGCCCAGGCTTTCAATGTCGAGGATGAGCTGCTTAAGTTCCTCCTCGGTTAACTCGCCCTCTTCGATCTTCTGAAGGATCTCTACTATTTCCTGGATCGATACGCCCAGGAGATCCGCAAGCTCCTGGAGCATCGGGTTGGCGGCATTGAGCGCCATCGCGATCGGGTCCGTGATCGGGTCGCCCGTGAGAAATTGCACGGGTACGCCGGAACTCCCTGTGATGAGCTGCCCGAATAGCTCCATGGACCGTTCCAAGTCCTCGGGGCTGAGGTTGGATAAATCTATACCCGTGAACTGCTTAAAGATCTGCAACAGCCGTTCCATCTGTTCGGCTGGGTCGTTAATGTCGAGCAATTCAAACTCGAATCTGGCGGCGCCGATCGCACCCTCAAAGGTGTCAAGCGCGAAGTTTGCGAACTGCTTGATGCGGTGCTCAAGCTCGTCAAACGCCTCGTTTATTAGATCCTTCAAGCGTGCGACGTCTCTGTCACTCAGCTCCTTCGGAATCGCCAACCCAAGCTGCTCGGCCAGCCTACGGAGGTCCGCCATGGCTACGGCAAGCCTGGACTGCAAACGGATCCTCGCGTCGCCGTCGGCCTCTACGAGTTCTTTGTTGATCTGTTCAACCTCGCGCATCAAAGCGAACAGCTCATCGAATCCTTGCTTGCGTGAGGAAAGCTCCGAGCCGACGGACTCTTGAATCGACGTGACGAACTCTTCGAGCGCTTGTGCAGAACGGGCCATCTTTTCGGCGGCAGACGCACCACTCTGGAACATGCCGCCCAACAGTTGCACCGCAGCGCCGATACCGGCCACTCCCAGCGAGAGCTTGTCCAGGTTGTCGAACCCGCCCTCGCCAAGATCCGAGGCGAGTCCGCGAATCCGGAGGAACGCGCCGATGGCGGACCCGAGCTGCCCCGCGGCACCGCCGGCGGCGTTGCCAAGATCCACCGCAGCATCGGCCAGGAGTTCGATACTGTCGGTCGTCTCCTCGGGGAGATTGCCCACCATTCTCCCGCCGAGCCCGCCGAACATCCCCGTTCCGCCCTCCGGTACCGCCCGGGCGCGCGTGGGAATCAGTCTGCCCCCTGGACCGATGGCCATGCTGGACGCGATCAATCGCTCCTGCATGGCGAGGACTTTCTTCTGGTGCTCCTCCTCCAGCCTCAGCTTGTCGCTGAGTCGCTCCTCCCAGATCCGGATATACTCGGGGTTGGCCTTGGCCAGCGCTTCGAGTTCGGCGGAAGCGAACTTCTCCCCCGTCTCTGCAGCGATGAAGTCGACGATGCGCTGCCGCTCGGCGTCGATCTTCGCCTGGGCGGATGCGATGGCGCGCTGTAAACCCGCGGCAATGTCTTCGGGCTTGGGAAACGGCGACACACGCGCAATGCCAAGTCCGTACTCAACTCCAATACTCCTGAGAGCGAGCACGAGCTTCCCCAACTTCTCACGTGACTCCTCAATATGGTCTTTCCCGAATACAGTGGGCAGCGCATTCTCAAGAGTGCGGATAATCTCACGGTAACGCTTCGTCTCTACTCCCGTCGCGTCTACTGCGGTTCTGAGGTCGTTCCACTCAAGGATCACCTTGCCCACACCAAAGGCGTCTACAAGTTCGGCAAAGTCCTTCCTGGCAAACTCGGCCTCTTCCCGGGCGGATGCCACAGATGAGAACATCTCCTGGATCCGTGTTCCGAGTTCTGCCTCGGTAAACGCCCGGCCGCCGTCCCTCAGGGTCTGAACGAAATCCCGCAACGAGCGGTCCTTCAATTCATCATTGAGCGCATCAAGAGAGACCGTAACCCCGGTAATGTTGCCCTGTGTTCCGGTCAATAGGGGGGCAAGCAGCTTCGCGGTCCGAAGTGCGGCATCCATGGCGTCGGACGGGTCGTCAAACCGGATCGGAACACGAGCCGCGCGTTGGCCGCCACGAGCAATATCGACTTCCAGTCGGTTGCGGGCAGTTTGGAAGTCTTCGAACCTTCGGAGTACACGCCCCATCCTGTCCTCAGCGCGCTGCATTTCGTCCGCAGCTTCCCGGAATCGCTCTTTGAGTTCGCTGCTGATGGCATCGACAGACGCGTCGCGCAGCTCGCGCATGAGATCGATGTTGAACCCAAGAGCCTCGCCCATTGCGTTCAGGCCGGTTACAGCCTCAGGGAATGTTCTGGCCAAGACTCGCGTGATCGTGTTCAGTTCCTCGGTCTCTTCGACTGTGCGTACCTGCGTGTTACGCAATTGCTGGTACCGCGCAATCATGGGCTCAAGATCTTCGGTCAATCGGCGCTGGGACCCGCTGAGTCTGGTGACTTGGTCCAGGCGGTCCTCCATGGAATCACCAAACAGGGCCGAGTCAAGACCCTCCACAATCTTGTTGGCAGTTCCCAGCACGGTATTCCCGAAGAGAACCCATTGCCGGCTGATCTTGTTCTGCAGTAGCTTCCGGTGATTCTCCAGGGTGTTGTTCATCTCCTCAAACGCTGCCTGGCTGCTCCCCAGAGACCCATTCACTTCCACGTCCACGATCCTGGCGAACTCCTGGTACTGGTTCCCGGCCAACGCCATGATGACGTTCAAGGCCCGCTGCTCCGGAATCAGCTTCTTCATCAGCTCGATGTTGCCCTCGGTGGCGTCCCGGAACTCTCCAAGCCACTTCACGAATCCCTTCGCCTTGATCTCTCCGATGGTGAAGGCCAGACCGAGCTTCTCAGCGGTTTGCTTCGCCTCGTCGCCGGCGCCGACAACGGAGAGCATGGCCGCCCGCAAACCAGTCGTGGCGATGGCCGCGTCGAACCCGCCCTTGGTCAACGTCGCAATCGCGGCCGCAAGCTCTTCGAGTTGCAGCCCCGCTTGCGCCCACACCGGGATCGCTGTACCGATGTTCGACGCCAGTTGCTCAAAGGTGATCTTGCCTTCGCGGACGGTCGTGAAAAGAACGTCGGCGACGCCGCTGGCCTCGCGCGCCTGCATCCCGAACGCATTGAGGATCGTGGTGATGACGTCCACGGCGGTGAAGGTGGACGTGAGACCGCCCGTAGCTGCCTTGGCCGCCGTGCGAAGAACGAACAGGGAATCCGAGGCACCGGAGATCCCCGAGGAGAGAACCTGGTAGTACCCCTTCGCCAGCATGGAGGAGTCTTGCGGAATGATGTTGGTGAGGCCCAACACCCGCTGCTCCATGGCGCCGATCTCGGCGGAAGTACCATTCATGATGGTCTTGACTTCAGACCACGATGATTCCCACTTGGACGCGGCGGCGACAGCCTTGACGCCGACGGCGGTCATCGCCGCACCGATGCCTAAGGCGATCCCGGCGGGACTCTTCGCAAGCGCAGCGATCCGCCCCAGGCTGCCGGACACAGCCCGCTCGCCCGTCGCCAGGCCGGCGGTGTCGTAGCCTACGCCGTATGCGAGCCGGTCAATAATGAGCGGCAAACTTCCCTACCCTCTCCCCACGTCGTCACACGTCTGCCCATTCGTCCACCGTCGGACCGCTCTTGCGGAACGTCCGACCGTAGCCCCGGAGGCTCGCTATCAGCGGCCCACGTCCGATCCCCCACATCACGTACTCGGGACTGTATGCGCCCCTTGTGGCCCGGAGGATCATCCCAAGGAAGTCCTCGACCGCGGTTATACCGACAGGACCAGAATTTTTTTTTCCGCGGCCCGCTGCAACACCACGTCGCGCATGAGCCACGCTTCGATGGCCTTCCGGCCCTCTTCGCCCGGGATTCCCCAGGCCGCCTCATCCTCGGATAACGCAAAGCTATTCTCATCCGGAGGTCCAGGGGGGTTCTTGGGTGGTTCCGCAAGTAGTTGCAGGATGCGGATATACGCCTTACCCCGCTCGGTCTGCACCTTCCCCACCGCCTCCATCTGCGCCTTGCGGATGCTCTCGGCAAGGCGTTCCGCTTCGCCGTCTTTCTTGTCTTTGATGAGCTGGGCGAACTCGGTTATCCGTTCCATCGTGATGGCGTCGGTCGTCTGCCCTTCGTCGGCGGCCGCGATGATCTTCCGAAACTCGGCGAAGATCATGTTGGTGATCCCCTGCGGCTTCGAGCGGACGTTGTACGTCTTGATGGCCGTACCGTCGGCGTCGTACACGCACATCTTGGTTGGCAGGTCCATGGCATCGGCCATGCGCTGCGTCTCGATGTAGTCCTCGATGATGGCCCGGGTGTTGTCCTTGGGCGGTTTCGGCTCACGCGGCTTCTGCGCCTGCCGGTCGGGCTTGGGCGGAGGCGGAGGGGCGAACTCGTCGGTCATTCATTCCTCGCGATGGCAGCATTGGCCCACATCACCGACTCTTCCAGCTTGGTGATGGCCAAGGACTTCTCCCGGCTCTCCGGGCACAAGCTGTTGATGAGGTCGGCGAACTCCAGAGCCTTTCGGCGTTGGTCATGGCACCCTCCTGCAAAACGCGTACATGTCCTTGCCGCGGCGCTCGGCAAGGTTCTGCCTCTGTCCCATCTCGACGGGATCCAACCCTGCCCCGCGCAAGAGTCCGGACCATCCGCCCGTCCACGTCCGCCGCGCCGAATGCACCGGCGTTGTTGCCGCCACAGTTACCGGTAGGCGATCCAATCGCTTCGCCGCGCGGTGCAGCCCAGGATCGGAGAACCCCATCTCGAAGTCGGTGACGCGCTCCTGATTCCAGAGACTCGGACCCCGCTTGGGGATGGTGAGCACGAACACGGATCCCTCCGGGAGTAGACCGGAGATTCCCGCCAACACGCGCTGGGGCTCAGGGATGAACTGGAGCACGTTCCGCGCTAGGATGAGGTCGTACCAGCCCACGGACTCGCGCTCGATCTTGAGCCACTCCACCAGGGCCTCCACGGTGTCCTTGATCTGGACGATCCGGGCGCCTGGGTACTGCTCCCGGCAGCGCGCGACGTGCTCCGGTAGGATCTCTACGCCAGTCATGTCCGACTCGGCCACGTGAAGTTCCCGGCGCAAAAACTCGAACGAGTATCCGAGTCCGAAGCCGATGTCGAGGAACCGACAAGGCCGGTGCCCGTCCTCGATGTAGCGTCCGAGAAACCGGGTAACGGCGGTATGGAGCAGGTTGCCGGTGGCGACCCACTCGGAATGGGTCCAGACCTGGCGGAACTTGGCGTTGGACTGGAGCATCCCCTTCCAGGACTCCCAGGCTTCGCGGTTCGGCTGCAGGAGGTGCAGGAGGTTCATCGTGCCTCCACCCGGTGCCGGCTCGGGTTGATGATCGAGGTCTTCCGCTCCTCGTAGCCGCGGTGCGACCACATCAGATCATCCAGCCAGCCCAACTCCCGCAGCGCATCAACCACCTGCTGAAACGCCCGCTCCCAGGACCATTGCTTGTGCACGAGCGCCGATGCGCGGAGACCCATGTCCTTCACAGCCTCACGGTGCTTGTACGCGAACAGCATCCGCTCCATCAGCTCGCCGATGTCGACCTGAGCATCCTCGCCGAGATCGCTCTGCGTGGTGAGATACTCGCCAAACTCGGCGTCCACTGGGTCGGCTCCGCGACCGCACACCGGCGCGCGCCGCGCCTGTTGGTCGAAGAACGACGGCCCCATCACGGGCGTCAATCCGAGGTAGTTCCCGTCCATCGTCTCCAGGTAGTCCATCGGCCCCGAGTACTCCGTCTGGATGGTCGGCAACCCCGTGGCCATGTGCTCCAGAGGAATCATCCCGAACCCCTCTGCCCGGTACGGATTCACGGACACGTCGGAGTTGAGGAGAATCGCCCTCATGTCGTCGGGTGAGAACTTGGCCCCGTAGGTGTCAATCAAGGTGCCGTCGAGCGGGTAGTTGCTGATCTCCCAACGCTTGTTGAATACCGTGGTCCACTTGAGGATCAGCCTGGCGTCGTCCTTGATCTCTCCCGACTCCCGTAAGCGAAGGAACGCCTCGCGTACCAGCAGCGCCTGCTTCCGGTCGCCCTCGGAAGACCGGACGCTCCGCGCCGCAATGGCCGCTTCCGAGTAAGGATCCTTCCCCACAGCCATGAACCACGGAGGTACATTTGTACCGACCGGCACCTCCACCGCGGGGGGCACCACGGGCTCGTCCAGGGTCATCGGGTAGATGGGGCCGGGGGACATGCCCTGCCAGAGAAAGGTGAACGTATCCCTGTGGGGGCGCCAGATCGGCGGGAACGCTCCCGGGTCCACTCCGTGATGCACGACGAAGATGGGCACGGTGACGCCGTCGTCGATGAAGTTCTGCTTGCTCCACTCCGAGGTTGTGAAGCATGCATCGAATTCGTTGATGGCCTCGACCCACGACACCGGGAGGCGCGATGCCTCCCAGGTCGTGTAGACGATGGCTCGATCTGCTTGCCGTTCCCAGATGGTAGGCTCGAGGTGGCGGAACAGCGGTGCGTGGGCGACCTGCACGAAGTCGACACCCACAGGGGGCGGGCCGCAGTTGCGCACGCCCATGCCCCCTCTTCGCAGGATGGCGCACAACTGCTTGCGGACGCGGTTGTAGCCCGTGTGCTCGATGTCTGGCGGGTCCCGATAGACCCGCTTCCCATCCACCGTCTTATAGCCGCCCGTGAACCACAGCCCAAACATCATGCCTCCCCACTGAGTTCGGTGCTAGACGTGCCAGCCGAGCGCGAACCTGGCCGGAGTCAGGCTCGTGTCCAGCAGGAGCTGGAAGTCGAACGGAAGCTCCACATCCGAATCCCGCGCGAAGCTGAACGTCATGTCGCCCATGGCAAACGCCCGCGTGGCATCGAAGTAGAGGACCTGATCGTCCGGCCCCGGTCCCTCGAAGTAGACCTCCACCTCGTCGTCGTCGGAGTCGGTCATGTAGATGGACGAATTCTGGATCTGCGCCTGCTCGATGTTCCACGAATACCCAAAGTTCGACCACGGTGCTTCCGCGAACGCCCCGCGGACGTGCATCTCGTTCATGATCGTGCGCGCCTTCAGGTGCGCCGTGTTCTGGTCGACTTCCGAGAGATGCACCGAAAGCGACCGGCTGATCTCGACACCGCCCCGGGTGGCCCCTACGTCGGTGCCGGCCGCGCCTCCGATCTTGAACACGGTGACACCACCGCCGAAGATCTTTCCACTGTCAACAGCCATCGTCCTTTCTCCTCACATCCCCACGATCACGCCTTGTCCCGCACGCGCGCAACCATCGTCGCCACCCGGTAGCTGTTCTCCGGGTCGTCGCGGTCGCGCAGAGTCCCGGTCTGTACCTCGATCCAGGAGTCCTGGAACCGAAGGCCGGAAGAATCGAAATTCCCATGGCCCGGGATCAGCGCCCGGACCGCATCCATGATTGCCTTGTGCTTCACGTTGTCCGCGTGCTGGCTCTTGTCCACATTCGCAACGACGGACCGCAGATCCACCATGCAGCGGTAGCTGTGCGTGTAGGGATCCGGCGTGCAGAACTTGACCTCGATGTGCAGCCTGGGCGGGATGAGCCCCGACGGCGCCTTGTCCTGCGTCACGATCCTCCCTGCTCCGCCAAGCGCCGTCTGGAGCGTTGCGTCCGCCTTGAACACCGCGAACAGCGCCGAGGCAACATCGGTCTCATCAATGGTCAGTTGCGCCAGGGTGCTCATGACACTCTCCGCAGGATCTCGGACGCGCTCCGGATCTTGAGACGGTCACCGAGTAGCTGGGTGAGCACGGGGCGGAAGTGCTCGACCGCACCGCGCAGCACCCACTTTCCAGCCTTGTACTCGACGAAGATCCCGTACCGCATGCCGGCAAAGAACACGAGCATCGGGCCCGGCGTGTCGTTGACGACGGTCACCGTCTGTACCCCATCCGTATCGGTGAAGTACTGGACCTGGGCCGTTTCACCAGGTGCCAACACGTACCACGAGATCGACCTGCGCAGGTTTGATGTTTGGTCTTGCCAAGGCCCGTGGTCCTTGGAGTAGTTCGCCAACTGCTCGCCAAGGTAAGCAAGCGTAGCCGGCGCCTTACGGTCCTTGATGTAGGACGTTACCGCCCTGATCTTCATTTTTGCCCTAGCAGCCTGCACGCCCATGGATGTGAATGTCTGCGGCATCAGTTCTCCCCCGGGTCGGACAGCTTCTCGAGAATGACTTCCTGCGGCAGCCCGGAGCCGTAGTCCTGGACGAACGCCACCCGGTAGCGCTGCGAGTTGGCGTCGGTGGCCATTTGCTCCTCCGCCAGTCCGGACACCCGGGCCAGTGGGATGAACACATGGGTGGATTGCGGGTCGAGGCCCGTCATGTTCTGTCGCATGTCGCCAGACAGCGGTTGCAGGTCGCCCTCCACGTCCGCCGCGACCGTAGTGCTGGCAGGAGTGAACTGTCCCGTGGTGGCGTTCTGCGTCGCCGGCGACGGGCTGGTGAACGTCACGGTGGTGGTCCGCAGGGGGTCGGTGACAACGGCGGTCTTGCTCACGGCGCTCTCCGTCTCTGGCCCGGACTGCGCCACCCATAGGTGCCTTGGCTCTGCAATCCCCCGGTGAGCACGGTCCTGGGCGAGCCATCCACCTCATGCGGATACCCGGCCGAGAGCACCGCCCCGTGCTGTCGTAGCTTCGCGTAGACGCTCTCCTCGAGTTCCTTGGCCATCGTCCGGAGTTCTCCGGTGGTGCGCCCGTGGTCCTCCTCGCGCATCCCGACCTTCCAACGTCCTTGTGCACCGCGGTCCTGGGCCAGCTTGCGGTAGTACCGGGCCACCATCAGATCCGAGAGGTACCCCTCATCGCTGGCCGGCACGGTCAACTCGGCGGCCTCGCTCGACGGCTGGGTGTGCTCGGTGACGCAGTACACCCGGAGCGCTGTCCCGGCGTCCGGGAGCGTACCCGACAGGCGCACCGTGATCTTGAGCTTGTGCTCCCCTGGCTCGGAGGCGAATTGCTCAAACGGTACCGTGTAGGCGGCCTCCTCACCGTCGGTGAAATCCCAGATGGACTGGACCCGCCTCACACCCTGGTCCATGGCGTAGTCGGTGGTGTCGGCCAACACCGTGAGGGTCTTGGTGGTGTGGTATTCGCGGTACCGGGAATAGTCCTGGATGACCTGGCTGACCCAGTTCAACGCGAGATTCGTCGACACGAAGTAGGTGGCCTCGACCGTATCCCCTACTTCTTCGCGGAACCGTGTGATGACATCGTCTGCGGTAAGCGCCGCCATGGGCTATTCCTGCGGAAGCAGCAGCCCCGGGTTGTCGGTGAGCGCCTCGACCACCGCTTCGACACCCCGGAATGTCTGCTCGTCCCTGGCGCCCGGCCACAGAACCACCTCGCCCTTGTTCTTGCCGCGCTGCTTGACCTTGAGACGCTCCTGCTGGCGCAGACCCTCGAGCACATCGAGTACGGGCACAACGCGGCCGTCCTGCAACGACACCTTGGCGTTGTGGAGGTTCCCGCCCTCGCTGTCCACGACCTGCACGAAGCCCAGTGGGTGCTCCTCTTCGGCTTCGGCGGACTCGAACAGAAGCCCGTTGGTGCTCAGAGCGCGCGGATCCTCCTGTGGCTTCAGTTCCTCGGGGCTGTCCTGCACCTCGTACCAGCCAGGGTTGGCCTCGTACTTCTCCCGGAGCGCCTCGTCGAAGATGGGCACGAAGGCTCCGTGCGCAAGGTAGATGCGGTTGCCTCTGCTGTCGCGCTGGACATAGGGGGCGCCGCCGAGGTTCTTGACGTAGAAGGCGGGTGTGTCAGACATGCAATCCTCCCCACGATGGCCCCCGGGCCGAAACCCGGGGGCTCAGGATTCTGGTTACTCGTCGATGGACAGATACCCGCGGGTCTCCGGGCGCACGCTCAACTGAGCCGAGCGCTGCCGGATGATGTACTGGTCGGCCATGTTGCCGTTGTACAGGGGGCCGCGGATCTGGAGCGGCACGTACACCGGATAGAACAGGGTGTCCCGCGCACCCATGAGCATCCGGTTGTGGTTCTGGTGCTGCGAGACGAAGCTGTTCATTCCGTGGATGCGCCCCCAGGAAGCGCCACCGATGAACGCTTCGGTCCGGGAACCGGCGTTGCGGTCCACCTTCTCGCCGAACCAAGTGAACTTGTGGCGGTCGCCCAGGTTCACCAGCATCCACGACGGGGGAATGAAGCCGCGGGACTCGACCATCGCACTCGTCTGCGAGATGTAGTCGATCAGCTCCTTCTTCCAGTCGGGAGCCGAGTAGCCGGGATCGGGAGACGTGGAGTCGAACTCCATCGTGTTGATGTTCAGGAAGTCGGTCGCGTCGTTGAGCAGGTTCATCCCGCGCAGATCGATCCAATCCGCGAAGTCGCGCACGATCGTGTCCAGCACCAGCGCAGCCGCGTCGGTGCGCCCGGGGCCATGGTTGGCCAGCGACATGTTGGCGTCCTCGATGGTCCGCCACGAGATCTCCGTGTCCAGGGACAGCTCTTCGACCGTCCCCGTGCGGTAGTCCAGGTTGGCCTTCGCGCGGCCCGACACGGCGAGTTCCGAGCCGGCGTTGAGATCCGTCTCGGCGATGAGATCCAGCGCTCCCGACGTCCATCCGGTCACCGTCACGTCCGTGATCTCTTTGATCCGCTCCCCGGTCTGAGGGAACACCCGGAAGTACTGGCCGGATGCGGTTCCGACGGGCACCGTCCGTTGGGTGGTGAGTCCCGTGGTGCCGTTTTCATTCGTGTAGGTGATCGTGCAGACGGCGTCGGCCCCACCAATCGCGGTGGTCACCTTGATCCAGGCGCGCGAGGCGTAGGTGATCGATCCCGCACCGGCCGCGAAGGCAACCGCCTGCGACACCGTGCCGTACGACTGCTCGCCGGTTCGCCGGTAGTTGTTGTAGGCGATCTTGTAGGAATCGCTCTTGCAGGGAACCAGGGTGGCGATATTCGGCCAGATCGCGGTGGCGAACAGAACCTCGAGGATCCCCTGCCGGATGTCCGGGTGGAGGGTCCCGAGGGTCGCGGCCGTGGTCATCTCGTTGGCCTCGGCCTTGAAGTCACCGCGGCAGATCGCGTTGAACCGCTTGTACGACTCCATCTGCCGGAGCTGTGAATCGTTGGTGCCTCGGTCCTGCTGATCCGACATGAAGGGGAAGCCGGCCACCCGGTTGCCCTCGGAGCCGATATGGTCCGAGTACACCTCGGACATGACCTGCACCTTCTCCCGAAGGCCGGGGAAGCGTACATCCAGGATGTGCGCCTTCCCGCCGTAGTCGGGGTGCTCGACGTAGACCGGGCGGTTGCCCAGCCACTTCGACACCACGACGTCGGTGAGGCGAGCGCCGACCGGGCGCCCGTCGGGGTGCTTCTGGCCACGCGGCAGACCCACGCGCTCGTTGTCGGACTCGACGCAGAGGGTCTCGTAGGGCAGCGTGTTGATGTAGGGCGCCGCCTCGAGCTTCCGATCGTTCCGGCCGCCCGCGGGGTCCTTCTCCGGGACCGTATCGGGGGGTAGCCCGGCCGCTTCCATGGCGGCGCGGCGCGCCGCCGCACGGAGACTCTCGAGCTGCTCCCGATGCTTCTTGAATGGGGCCTCCAGCTCGGAGACCAACGCCTCCTTGAAGGCGTCGCTTTCCGGGGCGAAGCCGGAGTGTTCCTTCTTCACCTTCTCGATTGCCGCCGGAGTCGCTGCGGACACGGCCTCCAGAACGGCCAGCTTGAACTCGTTGTCCTCGTCGCCGAGTTTGGCGGTGTAGGACTCCAGAGCCGCCTTGCCGGCCGACTTGTACGCCTGTTCGACCTGGGCCGCCTTGAGGCTGTCGGCCTCCGTGGCCTTCGCCTTCATGGCTTCGAACTGCGCCTTTACCTCGGGCGACGCGTCCTTCAACAGTTCCTCGAAACTCATCGTCTTCCCCTCTTTCCCCACTTCACTTTCCAGTTTCGGAGCCGCTTTGGACGGCCGCTCGTAGGGCGTGTTCGGCCTGTCGCAGAAGTCCGCCCCGAACCCCTGCTCCGTCTTCATGGCCTTGACGTAATCCACTCCATCGGACTCGTTGACCATTCCGTTGCGCTTGAACCCGGCCAAGGAGATGCCCTTGACGAAGTTCGTCTCGGTAAGCAGCGCCACAAGGGCCTGCCCCCGCGGCGTCGAAAGCGTTTCGAACGTGACGCCGATGACGTCTCCGTCCTGAATGTCCCCGATGGCCTTGCCGCCCTCGACATAGACCCCGGTAAATTTGGCGGCGATATCGCCCAAGTTGTTGAACCCGCCCGGCATGTTGAGCCGGTCGCCGTGGCTGAGGTACATGGCGCCGACGGGCCACGGGCCGGTCTCGGTCCAGGCGTCCTCGACCGACTCCACCCGCACCGCGAGCTCGTTGTAGAGAGCCTTCGCGCACTCGACGGTGTAGTTGGTGTTGGATTTCGTTGTCGCGCCGGCGATCATGAGCGGGACGCGGCCGCGGACCTTGCGTACCCCGCCGGAGTCCCGGACGGCCTCCAGCTTGGTCGGCCGCGACCAGATGCGGAGATCGCCGGGCTCCCGCTCACGGGTGTTCGCCTCGACGATGTCCGGCGCGCCCAGCTTCAGGGCCTCCACCTTCAACCCCGTGGCGTCGGCCGGCAGGCCCCGAGACTCCTTGACCACGGTGACGCGGTTGTCGCCGGCGGGGTCTCCATCCTGCGAGACGTCCACCACCTCGGTCTTGATCGCCACCTGGCGCTCGTTGAATAACTCGAATGTCGCCTTGTCACCGGTGTCCTCGATGACGGTGTAGTCGATGGCGAGGTACTTCCGTTCCCCGTCCATCTCGGCGCACACGACGACGTAGCTTGGGAACACTGCCATGACCCATGCATAGCCGCCCTTTTCGAGGTCCTCGTGCTGCTCGTGCAGCCACTTCTTGACCGCGTTGGAGAGGGTCTCCTCGAACTCGTTCAGGCTGCCCTTGAGAGCTTCCATCTGCGCCGTCATAAGTCGTTGCGCCCCTTAGTCGTCCGAGGGGATGAGGAGGTACCAGGAGTAGCTACTGGTATCCACGGTCGCCTTCTGATTGGTGACCACCACCTCGAGGGATACGGCGAGATTCGCGAGTGAGGTGGTCCCGTGGTTGGTCTCGGCGGCGTAGGAGGTGTCGGTGCGGGCGATGGTGCGCACGGATCCGGAAGTCTGAGCCGCAGGGACGTAGTGCGCCCAGATCTGGGTCTGGACGGTATCGCCGGTGCCGATGGAGAAGGACACCAACTGCGTGGGCAGGTTGATGTCGTTGTCCTCGTCGAGGAACGGCACGTCCCGAAGCATGAACGAGGCGGAGTCGGCTGCGCCGTTGGTGATGCCGGTTGCGGTGATCTTCCACCGCTTCACGTCGCCGAGGTGATCGGGTGTCACGGTGACCGCGGCGAGCAGCGGCGAAATGCAGAATGCGACCGCCAAAGCGATCGCACAGACAGACAGAACGGGTCGGAAGACCTTCATCACTTCCCCTCCTCCACACACACACGGTCCCCACGTTCGTACTATCTAATACCAACTCCAGCGGAATTTTATTCCACGATTTTTTGTAGGCGGCGGACCGCCACCCCATTTCCCGTCCCGTTCCTCCCGTCACGGGCGGCCCGCCACACGACGTACACCGGTCGTTTGAAGTCTTCAGCCCGACGAAACATCGGCGTGTCGTCCTCCTCCGCCAAGGCGCGGCGGATTGCCGCGATCTCGGCCAGAGTGCACCCCAGAGCGATCAGATCCCGGAGCGTGTACTCGATGTCCTCCTGGTCGACGTTCAGGTCGTACTCCAGGCGGACGGCAAATCCTGTCACGTCAATCCGAGCTTCCCGAGGTAGTCCTGCTCCTCAGACGGCATGCAACGGATCCGCCGGCGCACAACCGGCACCTCGAGATCCAGCGCCGCGGCGATCTCGCCGACAGACTTCGCGCCCGCAACCACGGCCTCGGCATAGGCGCGGAAGTTCCCGGATCCCCAATCGGGAGCCCGGAGTCGTTTCTTGGTTCGTTTCTTGGCCTCAGCCATGGTCTGCCTCCTGGTAAGTGAAGTCCTGTGATCCAGATACGGGGCGCACAAGCTCCATGCCCCCGTAGACCCGGCGGGACCACGCCGGGTCGCACATCCCCACATGCCCGATGTGGATCGCCCGGTTGGCCAGGCTGGATAGACACCGTAGACCGGGGTTGGCGTCCATGTACCGCGTCATGGCATGCTCACCCACCTGACCCGTGAAGTTGGGCTCGAGATGCGTCTCCCAGGCGCCCCGGGAGTACATCATGCCCTCCATGTGGAATCGTTCCCCGGTCTGCCGGGCTGTAACGGCGTCGTCCCCTCGGCTCGTGGTGATAACCTCGGGGCGGGAGTTGTCCGGACTGTAGGTCAGCGGCCACAGTCCGAGGTAGTCGTCCCGGTCAGGCCGGCCGGCGTACCACTCCAGAAGGGCAAAGATGTCGCTGGAGAGGACAACGTCATCCGCGACTCGGAGGAACACTTCCGCCGCGCCCCTGCACGCGCTCTCCATCGTTGCGCGAATGTTCGGCACCGGACCCATCCGGTGTGTGTGGCAGTGGACGGCCAACCCGCGGTATAACCAGGCTGCATCGTTTTCCAGGCTTTCGAGCGTGCGGAGAAAGTACTCTATATCGGATTGATCCCTGCCGTAGTCGATCCCGCAGTACAGGGTCATCGGCCCGGGGTACGGGTAGTGGGACCACGCCGTTTCTAGGCTTTCGAGCGTGCGTAGGAGATACTCTCCCCGCGGCCCCCGCGCCCGGTGGGCGGTCATGATGATCGCTGCCGGGGTCACTTGGGCTCCTCGTGCTCCGGGCGATGTGCCAAAGGTGGCATCCAGTGAATGCAACGCACTCGGTTCCATGGTTCGGGAATATTCTTTTCCGTGGACAGGCGCAGTTCGGGAGTCTCCCGGTCTCTCTCTCGGCGCCGGCGTTCGGCCTCCTCCAGTTTGCACATGGCGAAGTATCGAGCGTCGAGCTTCACGAACCACCTCCCAGGCCGAAGATCGTTTCCCCGTTTGCCTCCACCACCTCCCGGAACGCAGCCACTCCGCGCTCCAGCGACAGGCTCCCCAGCAGCGCCGGACTCCCGACCGCGTCGCCGCGCAGCTCCATCAGGGCCGCAAACTGGCCCGGGGGCATGAGCACGGACGTCGTGTAGCACAGGTCCTGGGGGTGCCCCGGGGGAAGCTGATCCGGCGGATAGACGCCCGCACCGAGTTCGTAGTCGTCGGTGGAGGACCACACGTCACACACGTCTTCGAACGGGTGGCTATTACTCAGATTCCACTGCATCCCATTCACCACAGGGAACGGCACCAATCGCTGAAGGCCCATGACGTTGATCTGGTGCGCGGCCTTCTGGGCGTGGAAGATCTCCGTCCTCGCCACCCGGAGATGCGTGTAGCTCGTGGTGTTGCGCGCCGAGTAGACACCTGCCCTGCGACTGCGCGAGATCCGATTCCTCAGCCGTCGCGGAGCGTTGGCCCGGTTCCATTCGCGGAGCGTGTCCTCCTGGGGCACGAGTACGTGCTCCAGGTCCTTGGCGATGTCCACAACGTCGTCACCCCGCAGCAGCCCCGTTCTCACGATGCCGGACACCTGGGAGTTGGCGAGCTGAGCGTTCGTCCACACCGCCTGGGACAGCTCCAACCCGCTCCCGAGGGTGGTCTGCATGAGGTTCTCCGCCACCACCTTGCCGACGTAGTGGACGGGCACGGCATTGAACAGCGCGGTCTGGACCTTCCTTGGCAAGTCCGAGGCAACGGCCTTGAGCAGCTCGCGTTCCCGAAGCATGGTCAGTTCGGCCGAGTCCACCAGGGACGTCTGCATGTATCCCTGGAACGCCCGGGCGAGATCGGTCGTGGCCGATGCGATGATCTGGGCAATCTCCGCATCGGTAACGGCCGGGTTGGCAAACACGCCGGCCGCGGTGAGTTCGCCCACAACGGCCTTGTGGTACGTCGCGAGGATCCGGACCAGGTCCTCGGAGGCGTGCCGGTTGAGCAAGAGGAACTGCTCCCGGAAGTCGTCGATGATGGCGTCGGTGCGCTCCGTGAAGGTCCGTTTCTTGCGGGTCTCTTCGAGGTGCAGGCGCGACGCCTCAATGTCAGCCACCCAGGTCATGTACCCCACCCAACACGAGCTTCTTGCGCCGCCAGAACGGCCGCATCCCACCCAACCCTAGCTTCTTGCGCCGCCAACACGGCCGCATCGTATTGCCCTAGTATGGCGGTAGCATCGGTATCCCACAGGCGCACCCACTCCATGTCCTGCTGGCCCAGCATCGGTCCGAACTCCACCCCGCAGTTGCGGCAGAACTTGTCCTCCGCGTCCACGATGGTGCCGCATCCTCCCGGTGCCGCCGTGGCGGTTAGGGACTCAAGGTCGAGGTGCCGCGCAACACCGAAATCGATGAGCCAGAACTCATCTTGCAGGTCCACGATGATGTTCGCGGGCTTCACGTCGCGGTGAACGATGCTCACGGCTTCGGCAGCGACCAAGGTCTCGGAGACGTGCAGCGCAAGTCGCAGGAGTTCATGGTGCGAGAGCGTGCCAGCTTGGATTCGAGCGCTCAAGACCTCGCTGGGGATCCGCTGCTCACGAAACCAGACGATCGTCCCGGTGTTGCCGGTGAGCTGCCCGCGCTCGAAGATGCGCGGCATCCGTGCAGCCCGGACCTTCGTCGCTGCCTCCAGCTCCCTCTCTGTTCGCGCCGGATCTGTCCCCGGGTGCATCAGCTTGACGACGACCTCGCCGTCAGTCGCGTGCCTCGCGGCGAAGACCTGCTTCTGACCTCCCGACGCAAGCGCCTGGAGGTCAGTGAGGTCCGGCAACTGGCGTGCGAGCCAGACGGGGTCTACTTGGGAGTAGCTGGGCATCGCCACGATCCTTGCTCACTTGGGTTCTTCGAGGCGCGCCATGCCAGGTCATTTACGACCCACGAGGCGTACGAGCGCGGCAGGCGGGCGGTGGACGCGTCCCACTCCCTAATCCCATCTTGCTCCGGGGAGAGCACCCCAATGCCGAATCGTCGCGCATCCCGCACTTGATTCTCGGAAACCTGAGGCACGAGGACGTAGGACTTCGATGCGAACCAGGTGTTCAGCCGTGCCTGGTTGAGCACCTTGGTCCACTTTCCGATCTTGGCCTCGACGGCAATGATCTTGGTGGCCGCGAAGGCGCGCTCGAAGGCACACGGGAACCACGCGCGACCGGCCGGTCGAACGAGCCCGGCGTCGTGCAGGCGTTCGGTCGAGGATCGCGCGAAGCGGGAGCCAAAACAGCCCTCAAGTTCGGAGTGGGCGGCTCTACGACGCTGGAAGACGTAGTGCATGAGCCGCAAGTCGTCCGGTACGAGCGCCAGACGCGATTCGCCCCAGTCGGCGGTGCGAGCGTCGCGCCACACAACGATGACGAGATCGGGGAACCCGGTCTCAAGGCCGGGCTCGCGGAGCACCGTTACCCGACTGTCCGGGGCATGGACGAGTGGCATGGCGGGGATGAACCGCTCCACGAGTTCCAGTTCGGGCCCCGGCAGAGTTCTTCGAAAGACGACACCCTCCGGCGCCGAGTCCCGGTCAACGATCGTCGGGGTCACGGTGGAGTCCCGTTCAGCCGGCCCTCCGGGTTCGCGCGCTGCGTCTCCCCAGCCTTCGCTCGGGCATCCCGCAGCGCCTGAATCTCCTCGCCAAGACGGTCACCGCCGTCAAACGAGTCTTCGTACTCCCGGTTCTCGCGCTCGTCCTCGGGGTCGTATCCCGCCTCCTGCAAGATCGTCGTGTCCGAAAGACCGTGACCCGAGAGCAAGCTGTTCGCCCGCACGATATCCAGGAACTCCCGCTCGTCGTTCTCCGTCCACATCGTCCGGAACGGGTAGTCCGCCGGGTTGTAGCCCCAGAGCCACAACTGCGTCTTCACTACTTTGGAGATCGGCTCCGAGGCAACGGAGTGGAACTCCCCCAACAGGCGGATGAACTGCTTCACTTGTTCCCGCAACGTGTCCCGGTTCACGTCGGCGCCGTAACCCGGCAACAGGGCATAGGGCACCCCGAGAGCCGAATGAATCGTGGCCCGGCGGTACTTCAAGTCGTCGATCTTCATCAGGGCATGGTTCGCCGGGTCCAGCAGCTTCACATCCGTGGTGGCCGCAACATCCGAGTCCGGACCAACCTCACCCTTGCGCTTCATTTGATCGTAGAGCTGCATGAACTCCAGGGCCTGCGATACCGTCCACGCCTTGTTCACGAAGGCGAGCCTGGAACCGCTCCGCTTGTCGCGGAACACAAACAGGCCCTCCTCCCCCTGGTACAACTGGCGCCACTGGACCCGAACCGGCATGGCCATCGGAAGCCCCATGTTCCAATCGAATACCAGGAGCTGATACGGCAAGAACTCACGGACTCGCTCCGATGTCTGAATGTCGAACAGGCCCCAGCCTACAAACGCGTTGTCGCCTGACCGGTGCAGCTTCCGCAGGATGTACCCGTCCCGGATGGACGGCACCGGCTCGAACCGCTCGATGGTGCCCTCGCCCTTCATGTCCCAGACAATCTCAAGAGCGTGCCGTCCGTACAGCGCGGTTCGCTCGAAGTGATTAGCCAGAACCCGGTGCAGCCCGGCGTTGAAAAGCGTAGTCTCGATTCGGTCGTAGACCTCGTTCACGGCCTGCTGTTGTGGGGTCGCCATGCACCGCTGACTGCCATCAGGACGCTTCTTCACCACAGTGGCGTTCTCGAGCTTCTTCCGACCGGACAGCTTGAAGGCGATGCCCTCGTTGTCCTTCTGTGCGGCAGAGAGCCCCAGAATCCGGAACGCGGAAGCGACGTCGCCGTCGTTGTCGTACATCTCCTGCACGTCCTGGAGCATCTCGATGTAGTCGAATTGCCGCGTGACCTCTCGCCACTGACCGGACACGTCGGAGATCGGATACAGGGGGTCGGGCTGGGTTGTGACGGCGGGCGCTCGGGTGGGGCGGATCTCTTCCACCCGCCGGGCGATCCGGCGAATCACGGCGTTCTCGATGGCCCGCGCGGGCCGCACGATGGGGCTCCAGAAGCTCATGGCCTCTCCTTCTCCCCACGTTTCAGCTTGCTCAGCGACGATTCCCGGTTCGAGATCGCGGATACCATGACGGCCGGTTCGGCGGCCGCGTCCAATAGTTCCGCAGCGATGAAGTCGTAGTTGTCCGCATGGCGGTAGTCGTCCCTCTTTTGCTTCCGCCACACGTGCCGCTTGTTGCCCTTCGTGTCCTCCTCCTCGACCTTCTTGAGATCGCACATCTCCTCGTAGTACTCGGGGATCATGGAGGCATTGCGGGGCAGGTGATTCAAGCCGACCCGCATCTCGGCATGCGAACGGTCGAGCGTCCGGTTCCGCTGGGCCAGGACGAACCGCTCCGACCGGCGAATGTCCAGCAGGTCCTTGCTCGGGTTGTCCTGGGCGGGATAGTCGGCCAGCCAAAGAAAGGGGAACCGCTCCTGCATCTCCTTGGCTTTCGATGTCTCGGGTTCGGAGTCCATCACCGCTACCGTGACGGGGAAGCGCTCGAATAGCTCGTCCAGGCCCTCCCACGGTACGCGACCGATGAACACCGCCTGGCGTACCCGGTCTCCGTCCCGCCGCAGAATCCGGGAGATCCGGACGGCGAGATACCGCCGCTGCACGTCGATCCCGGCGGTCAACACTCCGCCCGTCATCTTCGCCGGCATGAGGTAGGCGCCCTGGCAGGCGCTCAGCATCTCCGGGTCCAGCCCGGAGCTCCTGGGCGTGTAGCCTAGCCCGAGATCACCGTTGTAGAAGACCCGGAGCTTGTCGTCGTCGCCGGTCCGGATCGCCCGGTCGAAGATCTTCCACAGGTCCCGCACCGTGGTCCGGTTGGTCACGAGCCGGGTCAGATGGTATCCGTAGACCTCTCGCTCAGGGTATGCCGGCACCCACAGACCCGGCCCCAAACGGTCGAGTGGCCGGTCACACTCCCGGCACAGCACCGCAATGTCTCTACCCGAATCCTCGCTCCACGCCCGGTCCCGGAGCGTGAACCGGATCTCCGACTCCTGCACCACCACATCGCGGAACCAGTCGAGGTCCTGCCGGTTTCCGCAGTGTCCGCACTGCACGAACCAGGAGCGCTGGTCCGACTCCTCGTAAGCCTCCTCGATCAGATCCCCGACCGTGGTTGGTCGCGAAATCTTCCGAATACGCTTGTAGTCACTGGCGTTGAGCCGCTTGTATATCTCGTCCAGCCACGAAGAGTCGAACAGGCTGAACTCGTCCAGACACACGATGTCCGCCGGCGTTGCTTGGCGGGACAGCGGGCTCTTGGCCCCCTTGGCGTGCCACCACCCTTGGCCGATTCGCTTCTGATGGACACGCGCGACCTTGCGGGCGTGCCCGTGCCGGTCGTCGTATACCCGGGAGCGCAGGGGCGGAGACGCGTTGATGACCGGGTCCACGCGCTCCTGGACCATCTTCGCAACCTCTTCATCGGTCGGAAAATAGTAGATCGCGCTGCGGCCATGGGCGTCGGCCTCGTACAGCGACCCCCCGACCATCCACTCCGTCTTCGCCACCTGGTTCGGGAACTTCAAGACGATCTCTTGCGCCTCGTCCCACACCTCGTATGGCTCCACCATGAAGCCGTACCCGTTGAGGGACAGCGGCTTACCCTTGATGGTGTGGAAGTGCATCGCCCAGTCCAGGTAGGTCCAATCCAAGGCGACGGTCTCGGCGCTCAACTGAATCGCCTCAAGCGGGTCAAAGAGAGGGGCGGGTCGAGCGGGACCCTGTGTTCTCGTTGAGGCTTCTGCAGCCCAGATACCAGTGTCCCTACGGACTGCCCGCTCGTTGCCCGCCTCACCCAAGGCCCCCGGGCACGCGCTTGCCGTAACGGCGCCGGCGAAGCTCGCGCAGACCAACCACCACCCCGTCAGGATGCTTCGACGCTGCTTCGAGGTCCTCCAGCGAGACCGCGTTGGATGTATCCTCATGGCGCTCCGTTGGGCCGCCACGGAATAACTGCAGGTCCTTCAGAGCGGCCGCGATGGATCGAAGAAGCGTGGCCTGCGAGTCGTCCGCGAACCCATCAGCGCCCTGTCCGGACCCCGGCAGCCGCCCCAACTGGATCCGCAGCTTCTCCTCGAACTCGTCGATCAGCTCCGAAGCCAGGCCGACCTGCCGCCGGATGATGAGAGCATCCGTTCTTCTCCCGGCTTCATTCCGCAGGGCTTCCAGGCGCGCCACCCACCCGAATTTCTTCTCGTACTCCAGTACCGTCTTGAGGTTCTTGGGGATGTCGGGGTTTCCGCGTTCCTCACGGACGAGCTTGCTGGCGTTGCCGTCGTAACGCTCGTAGAGAGGCCAGATTAACTCCGGGTCATAGCCGAGCCTCGGCGGCGTCGGCGTCCCTGTCCCCTTCTTCTTCCCCACACCTCACCGTCCCCGGGGATCGGGGTTACCCCCCCGCTGTCCCCTTGGAGTCCGCACCTAGCCCTCTTCGTCGGTGCTGGCCAAGGTCTTCGCCAGGGCGGCGAGATCCACGGCCAGGCGGCCCACGATGCTCGACACGCTGGCCGAGGCCGCCGTGTTGTCGATGGTGGCCGTCGATCCCGGCCGCTTCGTTCCCGCCGTCTTCTTCCGTGCCATTCGTTCCCTCCCGAAATCAGGTTAATGGGTGGGGTGCCGTCCGAAGCCAACACCCCACCCGGGGGTCGCGGGATAGAATGGGAGATGATGACCCTCCTGCCCACTTACCTTTATACCGGAAGGGAATTAGCTTGTGGCGGAAGAAGGGGTTACGTTTTCTTCCGCAAGGATCTGGCGGACACGGCGGCGAGAGATGCAGAAATCCTTGGCGATCTGCTTGATGCTCTCGGCCTCTGTGAGTTCCAGGCCGTAGGGCTGCTTGGCCTGGTTCAGCTCGTGGGTCACCACGATCCGAGTCCGGCGGCTTTCCCGCGCTCCGGGAAGTTCCTTCGGGACTCTGATGATGCAGCCCCCGGCGATCCTGATAATGGCTCGGGCGCTCTCGGGACCAATGGCCTGGGCGATCCGCTCGAAGTTGGTCATCCGTCCAGGTCCCAGGGCGTTGAACACACATCACAGACCATCTCGTGGATACCTGCCATCACAGTGATGGCCCCGTCCTCGTTGTCCCTGGATGAGATGCTGAGCCTTGGGCCAGAGGATGCTCCACGGCACCGACACCGTTTGCGAAGCTTCAACTCCCGTTGCTGTCCGTGGCAGCGCAATATTAGGGAATTTCCTTCGTAAACCCTCATGACTGGTAATCCCCGAGCGCCTCGACCGCCTTGCGGATTTGGGCCTGCATCGTTTGGATCTCTTTCGTCATCGTGTCCTGCTGCGTCTGGAGCACTTCCTTGACCCGGTCCAGTTCCCTCCCCAAGTCCCGGATTCTCTGACGGGCGGCTTTGAGGATCAAGGGGTCGCCTTCCGAGGACTCTCCCTCTCGTTCACGCCGGCGGGCTTCCCCGTCGCGGTACACGGCTACCGTCTCCTGGTGGTCTCCGCGCCGTTCCAGCCTGAGACTGTACCGACCAAGGAGAGCGTCCAGATCCTTGTCGAACTGCTCCCCGTAGAAGGTGATTACCACCGGCTTCGTGACGTCTCTCACTGTACCCTCCCCTGTTTTCTCCTCAACCGCTTCCACCACGGCCTTGTGTCGATCTGGAATGTGAGTCGCTCATTCGCCGCGGCGTCATCGCGTTCGAACCGAGCCGCGCTCGCCGGGTTCACCCCCCAGAGCCCGCTCGCGGACGGCTTGTAGGGAGCCATTTCCCGCATCGCCCGAGCCGTGATACACCCGCCTTCGACCAAGCCATCTCTCCCTTTCCAGAACGCCCACACTTTCGTGTCGGTAGCCATTGACTCCTTGAGACCCTCGACCGGAAGAGACTCGCCAAGCCTCCACTCGAAGAGGACCCGCCCACCAAGTGTGGCTTTCAGGTATGTCTCCAGTGTGACGACGACGTCGAACTCGCTTCCGTCAGACCTCTTCCAAGTCTGATTCTGAGGGAACTCGGCCTTGACGCTAAGTTGCACCGCCTCTGCTACTTTCGACCAGTCCCTCTCACGCCACCCAAGCATGAATTCGGCTACCGCGCGCTCCGGCGTGTCGGGCCTGTAGTCTGTCGGATGGTCTGCTGTCAGGCCGATTATCATCGTTGCCTCCCAATAAATTGCGGATAGCTCGGGTCGTTGTAGACACGGGTGTAGTGCTCGTTGAGGTCGGGCATCGGCTCGGGAAACCATTCACCCCGCCCGATCATGCCAGCGACATGACCGCCAGACATGACGGTGAACACTCTGCCCCGCCATCGCTCAGCAGCAGGACACCCAATGCAAACGCATACCCGCACCGTTGGCGTACCAAAGCCGCCGGCATACTGTGTCGTCCACTTGTGCCCACCCAAAAAGCAGGACAGTCGTCTTATCATGGCTCCCTCGCCTTTAAGGCCCGGGGGGAGGAGTGATCTCCCCCCGGATGGCCCGCCCTCCGTTTTGCTCACCAACCCGGGCCAAGATCGGCTGATGCACCGCCATCGAAGGATCGCGGGTCCCGATGTTCGCGCCGTTATTTGACCCTCGGGACCGAGGTGTACCGGTTACCGCGACGGGGCCGCGCGGGGCTCACTCTCTTCCTGCTTCTCCTTGTGCGTCTCGGCCGCAGCCTTCAACTCCTTTCGCCTTGCCTCGCTCATCGCCAGCAGCCGGTCGATCTCCTTCCGTACCTCCTCCACCTTGGCCCGCTTCTCCGGACCCGACAGGTTCAGGAGGTTCTTCCCCTCGTTGAGCATCGTGAGGATCAGCTTCTCCTTCTCCTCGGCGTCGGCCTCGAAGTCGGCCGCCCTCTGCAGGATCCCTCCGTACATGGCACGACGCATCCAGCCCATCTCCTGCATGAGTCGCAGCGCCCGCTCATTGTCCTTCCGGTTCATCCAAGCCAACTACTTACCCTCCTTCTTGGGGGCCAAGCACAGGAAGTAGTCCGGTGACTTGTCCCCCTTCTTCTTCGTGTTCTTGAACACCATGACACGGGCGAAGCCCAGACTTCCGCTCATGTACTTGGTCCCGCTCTTACTCTCCGAGGCGAATAGCCCGCAAAGAGTCAACATGTCATTGGCCACTGTGCCCTCCCGGTATCGTTTCCACCACGCGCCGACCGCGAATCACCTTCAACTCGTGCGGCCCGTAGGCTCGCCATAGATTCTTGTCCCGCTTGAACTTGCTCGTCTCGTGCCCCTTTACGTCCTCCGTCCACTCGATCCCATCCAGCCCCGTGACAAGGAAGTCAGCGACGTACACATTCTCGGGCACCCCGAGATGGTACTTGGGCTGGCGCCTCCACCGCTGGATGGTCCCGGCGCGCAGCATGACGTCCAACTGGAAGGCGCGTAGGGCCTCCTCTTTGCTGGCGTACCAGACTCCGTTGTATTCGGTGCGCTCGTTGCGGTACTTCGATCTCGGCCGCATGCGGCTGAGGATCGCTGCGGCGATCTCGCGGCGGCTACTCATCTTGGCCTTTATCGAGCGCGGCGCGGATTCGCTTCTGGAGCATGCCGAGGTCCAGAAATCGAGTATCTCCCAAAGCAATAAGCTCCCTCGCTCTCCGGATCCCATGCATGATGGTGGTGTGGTCCCGGTTGTACATGCGCCCGAGGTCGACGAGGCTCGTACCCAGGTACTTCTGTGTGAGCATCCATGCTATCCAGCGTGTCCTGACGAAAACAGTGCACCGACTTGGGCCGAGCAACGACGTGATGGAACAGAGGTAGAACTCGGCGACGAGGTCCCTGATCGTATGGCGGTTCCGCGGGGTGTCCTCGAATGTGCTCACTTGTGCTTCACCCTTGCGCCCGGTTGCCCTGCACTCATCGCACGGCCCGAGTGGGCTATCGTCCCAGGCCATTTCCTCACCGCACTCAGGGCACAATTCAATCCGCAGATCGCTCACTCCTTCTTTCCGCGCCAGGGCCACGACTCTTGACACTTCAGGTACGCGGCTAAGATGCCCGCGTCTGTGTCGCACTTCGAGTCGTCCAGGCTGCGCTGGTACGCCGCCAGTTCCTCCGCGTCCATCTCCTGCATGCCGACGGCATCCAAAAGTTCCTCCCGCGCCTGCTTCCGGCACCAATCGCGGAGATAGCGCAGTTCGGACTCGATGATGCGCCTTATCTTGCGCATGCGCGGCAAGGAGTCCTCTGATCCCTCTGTCCATCCACGCGCCGTTCGGATGCGCAGATAGGCTCGGTACGCCCGCTTGTGCAGGTCCGGCTGCTTACGCTGCTTCGCCATTACTCCTACTTCAGCAGCGCCGCCAGGGCGCAGTCCGGCGCGTGACCGCCCCCGAACTGACCCCGTGCGCAGATCGGGCAGAGGCCACAGGATTCGTTCACATACTCCACCATTTTCAGCACTTCCACCGCGCGCGCCTTCCACTCGCGCAGGGCGTCACGCTCCTTCTCAGCGCGGTCCCGGGCACGTAGAGACTCTTCAAGCTCAGCCTCGCACTCGGCGAAGGCTTCTTCCTCTTGTCGCAACCGTTTCTCGATGCAATGCGCACACTTCACGTCCTCGGGGACGCCGTGCTCGCAATCCTCCGGCGGGTCGGGCGGTTCCGCCGCCGCTTGCCACGCCGACCAGCTACCGCTGTTCATCGTTCCTCCTTCCATCCAAGCCGTGGAGCCGCGGGGCCGGGGTTACCGGCTCCGGGGTCCGGCTGCCATACGCATCCCTGGTCAGCCGCCATCTCCGGTCAACGACATGCGTAAATCGCCAGCGTGTACTTCCACGCCGCCCGCGACTCCCCGAACACTTCATATCTCGACCATAGTGTGAACGATGGCCCGGAACACGTAATCCTTGGCCTGTTGTTCCGGAGGCAACGATCCGAATGGCACCTCGGGTTACGCGCATGGACTTCACGGCAACTCCTCCCGCGTGACGCGGTATCGACCTTTATAGGTGACGCCAAAGAACGGCATGTCCTCGAACCGCTCGTCGATGTGGACCGTGAACACGTCACCCGGCTGCAACGTGTTGGGAATGTTGTACGATGCCAGATCAATCGGGGTTAGGTCTTCCCCGGTGTCCTCGCCGTCGTCCAACTTGAGAAATAAGGCGGTACCCGGACGAATTGAGATTCCCTCCCCGTTCGTCACACGTTGCTCTTGAGTATCCGAGAAAGCGTTCAGCCAGTAATACGGCTTGGTGCCGCGGCCACGGAACAAAGCAGTCTGTATCGGGCTAAACCCGGTGTCGTTCCAATCCTTCAGGCAGCACACCATCACCACCCAACTACCGAACTGCCGCGTGTACACGTGGTAGCCGTCCGGTGTCACTTCCGTTTGCACCGGCCCTGCTTTGTCAAGCGGAATGTCCCATCGAACAATCGGCTGCGCCCAATACCACTCCCACCCATCCACGTACCACGCATATTTCCCGAGATGGACCATCGAATGTACATCCGGTTGAATGATCGCCTGCCATCCGAGGGCTGCAACGTACTGATCCTCCCGCATCCAGCCCTTGAAACCATCCTCCTTGATCGAAGGAAGGTGGATGTGGGGACCTGGATCTCGCGTCAGCTCCCCCTTGATCCTTGTGTACGCATCTCCCCATTCCCGGTAGGGCGCGGACAGCGTCCACTCCAGCAGTCTGCCCGCGCCGCATCCATCGAATCCGCGGTTGTTCAATACGATGGGAAAGTGTTCACCCGCGGCAGCGTTGAGCGCACGGACCGCTTCCTTGTGGAGTTCGACGAACTCGGGACTACCAAGATCAACCCCGAGTTCCTCACACAAGCCCCCACTCAGAATGTTAAGGTTCCAGGTCGTGTGGGAGATGTTGTCCAGGAAGATTCCGGAGAATTCTTCTGGGACGGTGTCCCGCATGTACTGAAGCAGCGCAGCTCTGACTTCGTCATTGTAGATGTTGACCAAACAGCGGGTGTCGTTGTAGACGCGACACCTTTCGCCTTTGGCGTAGGGTTGATCCCGCATGGAGGTTTGCGTTTCCTCCCCGTAGTGCAGGTAGGCCCGCTCCCCTAACCCTATTTCTTTGTAATACAAGTCCTCGGCCTGGCCGACGTAGTCGTCGCTCCCGCTGTTGTACGCCACGAACTGCGTGGTGCCGTGCTTCCACGGGTACAGCGTGACCTCTGGATTGCGGTCGGTGCATACGATTATCTTTGGTCTGATGTGGTAGTCCACGTATGCGATCTGCTCATCTGGGATCGTCATGCCTTCGTTGTACGAGACCAGACCGACCCTAAACCAAGGATACTCCCGCTTTGGAATGTTCATGGACGTACCTCAATACTTCCTGTTTTCGTGTCATGGTTCGCCACTACCCACGCCTTCTCATATTCTTTCCTCCACTCACCGTTCCGGACCTCGGGGTCACCCGACGCCGGTAGACCAAGATCCAACTCGAACTCCGGCATCCAGACCTCGGACTGATGCAGCCCTTGAGCTTCGCTCGCAGCAAACACCGTGTCGGGCCGCAGCAGGCTGCACGCCAGACCGTACAGGTGGTACGGCGCCGATGCGTGGACGATGTGCAGCCTGCGAAACCCTGAGACCGGCGACGTGTGGCGCTCGTAGATCGGCCGGAAATGCCGCTCCAGATCCTCATAGAACCCTTGGTACGTTTGCGCCTGCCAGGAACTGCCAAGGTTCTCAATCATGCGGCCGTTGAGCGGCCAGCCAAAAGTGTTGCGCCCGTTGCCGATCATCTGCGGATTGTCGCCGCGCAACCGGCACAGCGCGTAATGCAACATCTGCATCCACACGGCCTCATCTATCCAAGGCGCTTTCCACTTCATCGAGTTGCAGTTGTCCAGATAGATGCGCGTGTTGGCGCGCATCGAATCGGCCACCAAACCCGCCCAGATCGCCGCCGTCACCGGCAACTGCCAGTTCAGCAGAGCGCCGCGCCCGTCCGGGTAGTCAACAGCCGGAGTGCGCGAGTTGGGCCTGGTTTGGCCAAAAGGAGGAAGCCAAAGCGCATGTAGCGAAGCCGCCCCACCAATGTGATAGACGAACTTCTCCGGTGGGTGCTCGGCCCAGTTCTTCCATGCCCCGGCCATGTCGTAGTAATCCCATACCTCGGTGTGGCCAAACTCCAGATCCGGGTGCTCAAGCCGGTGGTCGTTGTTCAAAATAAGCATGTCGAAATCAGCGAACCGAGCACGCTCGAAGTCGTCACCGCGGACGCCGCCCAACCAGAGCTTACAGATCCGCGGAGTTCCTTCCTTACCGATCATTGGACGATCCTTCCTGTCGCTACCCTGCGATCATCTTTGCCGTTGATCGCCACCCACCGGTCACCTCGCACGTCCAGCGCCTCCAGGTGCCACCCGTTGCTGATCGGACCCGTCGGTATCTGCACGTTGCCCCACAGAAGGGTTCCATCCTCATCACGGAAGCAGAAGAGATGCCCGGTGAAGGTGGCGACGTAGACTCTGCCGGCATCCCAAGCCACTCCTCTCGGATGATCGTGGTCTGAGGAGATTGTGGTGTCGTCCACCGCCACGCCGTACTCGTACACGCCGCCTCCGGTGAGCCGGTGCAGCATTGATGGGTGCTCCGTCACGATGTACACGTTGCCCGAGTCGTCCACCGCGCAGTCGAAGCGGCTCTGGGGAAATCCGAAGCTCGGCCCGTAGTGGGTCAGATTCAGACTCGGGGCCTGCTGGATTGCGAGTGTCGGCGGGCGCAGTTGGTGGGTGCGCTGGAACTCGGGGGCTGCGGGTTTCTCCCCGCACGCACAGAGGAGGAGCAGGAGGAGCAAGGCTCTCATCGGCGCAGCCCCGAGGGCAGGGGGTGATCGTAGCCCTCCAGGTACAGCCACCCGTCGACCGTCGTCAGCCCCGCGGGCAGAGGGTGACCGTAGCCGCGCAGGTCCAGCCACCCGCCGACCGTCGTCAGCCCCGCGGGCAGAGGGTGACCGTAGCCGCGCAGGTCCAGCCCCCCGCCGACCGTCGTCAGCCCCGCGGGCAGGGGGTGACCGTAGCCGCGCAGGTCCAGCCCCCCGCCGACCGTCGTCAGCCCCGCGGGCAATGGATGATCGTAGCCGCGCAGGTCCAGCCACCCGTCGACCGTCGTCAGCCCCGCGGGCAATGGATGACCGTAGCCGCGCAGGTACAGCGACCCGTCGACCGTCGTCAGCCCCGCGGGCAATGGATGATCGTAGCCCTCCAG